GTAAGGGGCGCTTTTTTTTTTTATTTCAATCGGATGATCGCCAGCAGTAACATCAACATCGCTGCTAGGAATGATTGTAGTACCCATTCCATTATAGAAATAGTCATCTGCTAAAAGCCCAAGATGAAAGAACAAAATCATACTGCTAATGAGCCAAGGAAGAACACACTTGTTTACGATTGAACACATACTTTAACTCCAAAGCCTTTTGGACGTGTCTCTGAATCCCCGCCGGTCAATAGATGACTATGCCCACCTGCAAATGTTGTCTGTTTAATAGACTCAGCTATCGTATCAATTTCATTGATAGTTGTGGACGGGAATGCACCAGGCAAGCTGCGTGAGAAGTAGCTATACACAGTGTACGTATGTTGGTGGTCTGGTTGGTAGTCCACTACGAATGGATTATTCGGCATAGCAGTAGAACTATCAGTCAAAGCCATAGGCAAACCAGCATATGGGAATCTACCACCCAAATCCAAAGAAGTAACAACCCCTCCTGAAATACCAAGATGCCACGACTCACCTCCAGTCAAGTTAGGATAATCAATGGCCGTATAGCTACCTCCGTCCATAGGCAAACATCCTTGAGGTGGCTGATCTAAATAAAACCTGACTTCCCCCTTATGTCCTTCAAGCACCGTAGTCAACGTCTGGTTTAATAAATCAATGGAGTTTTGTAACTCAACTTTGGCCTGAGCCAGCTCAGTGGATATGGCTGATACGCTATTTTGTGTCTCAGTCTTGAGAGCTTCTATAGATTCCTGCGTCTCAATTCTAAGAGCATCAATACTGCTCTGTGTCTCAGCCCTAAGTGATGCAATACTGCTCTGGGTCTCAGATTTCAACAGTGCGATATTGCCCTCAGTGGCTAGTCTCAGATCATTCACAGCCAAGTCAGCATTCTTCTGTACCCGCCCAAGCTCAACAGTGGTAGAGGCTGCCAGTGACTCGATAGCTTGGCTTGCAATACGTTCTACTTGTACCTTGGCCAACTCAATGCTCTGAGCCAGAGAAGATGCTCTAGCGTCAGTATAGATTCTGGATAGGCTCTGCTGTTGTGCTGCTCTAGCTTCCTTCCTCTTCAGCTCTGCTTGTGTCTGGCTCAGAGCTTTCTTTATGGCCTCAATATCTTCTGGCTTAACGGCTTGTTCTAGCTCATCCTTTAGCTCATTATTGCGGCGTTTCAGCCGCTCAATCTCTTTCTCATTACGTTCAATATCTCTATGAAGGATGGTGCGTTCATGCACCACCCTATCTTCTACGAAACCAGCAGATACTCCCTCTATCTTGTCTAGTCGCCCTCCTGAGACGTGGAGGAGGAAGAAGCATTACTGCTACGATCCCCGATCTGCCCGATATTCCCGCCAACATTGCCCAGTGAGATATTGTTATCTCCATTCTGAACCTTGCTCTCCACAGTCTTGCGGTTGTCTAGTGTGCCTGTGTTTTCAATCGGCCCACCGCCTGAGAATGTGAGAGCAAGGCCGCCAAGAACAACAAGAGCCAGTACAGCACCGCCAATCATATACATCTTCTGCTTATCCATTACCTATCTCCACTACTTCTTCTCAATAGAAATAACGAAGCCACAACACTCAAATGTGAGCTTCCATTTACGAGCAGCAGGAGCAGCTTCAACAACGGGTCTCATAGCTTCGGCTACTTTCCTGCCCTCTGTGTTATTGAGCTTGATCAGGTCCAGTTCGATCTGCTTCAGAGACTCAATGACATCATCACCACAGGCCAATACATAAGCCAATTCACGTTTCATCACGTCATCCTCATAATCCAGTAGGTGGCTACGGAACCAATCACGCAACCAAGAAAAAACCACGAAGCCAAACAGCTATACCTCCAATTTTCGGTAAGTAACTTCGGCATACGAAATATTCGTACCCATAAAGGCAATCATCGCAGCGTCCCTCACTGTGAGTACAAAATAGTCTCCCACATTAACACTGATGTTGGGCAAGATAAACTGAGCATTAACATCAGTATAACTTGCAGCGTTCAAGTACCCTAGTGGGCCATACTCTACAAGCTGGTTTCCGTTCTTGTCCCGGTGGATAACAGTCAGTCGGGTACGACCACCAGACGGCTGATTGACATTGTGGATGTTGAACAGTACGTCAACTACCCCCTTGAATGCAGCACGTGGGAAGTTGGCTTGCTTGGTATCCTCAGCGCCAACAGGCAACGTGGAAGTGGTCTGGGTAACAGTGCCATCAAACGAGATTGCACCATTGACCGCATAGGTCGTACTTCCACCTGCCCCGTGTACTCGATACGCCGGGTGGGATTCAGTCAGTCTGAAATGCCGCATGAGATAGTTAGAGATCTCTTTCTTCTGCGTCTCATCCGGCACGTAATCCAATACCAACAAGCCAAAAAAATCCATCGCCGCTGAATAGGAAGTATTGGGCATAGTTGCTTGCCCTGCCCACTGATCAAAGGCAACAATGCCGTAACGAGTTTGTGCATCCAGAACATTCACGTCAGCGGGATTAAGCTCCATCGCCCACAGATGCGGGGCTTCTATACCTCGCCCAGCAGTCCTGTCATTTACCCTGACGATATTGTTCTGCCTCCACTCCTTTGGATACTTGTTGAAATGTGGTCCAGTAGAGCCATGCAGGGTCAGTGTGCCGATACGAGTGCCATTCGGAGAGAAGCCACACCACAGACCACCGTATCCTTGCCATGTGGGATTATGGCTACGGATAACAGCAACGACATACGAAGGCCGACCGATAGTCTGGCTACGGGTGAACATGCCATTCTGACCACCGGTGGGGAACGATACACGGTCTCCTTTGTAGTCACCGGCGTTAACAGCCAGAGCAATCAAGTCCTCCTTATTCGGGCTCAAGTCCTTCACACACATTACCTTGTCGCCAATAGCGCAAGGCTGCAATCCATTGACATCCTTGAAGGCTACTGAGAAGTCATAGAAGAAGTTGTTGCCCTTCTTCAGGTGTCTATTGCGGAAGTCATCCAAGGTGTGAAGGTAGCGGCTTGTCGGATACTCAATGACCTTCTTGATGTAGATGCCGTGGTAATCCGTTGCGCCAGTCTTCCAAATGACCAGAGAATCATTCTCCTTCAGTCTCAGAGAGCCAGCCTGTAGCGGGTTACCAAGCCCATCTACTACCGTGACGAAGCCAGCAGATGTTTGCAGTGTGAAGTCACCCCCATGTGCGGTGTACGTGACACTGGCTCCATTGGGCAAGCCATTCAGTTCATTCATGGTGTGATCAGCAGTAACTGCCACAGCATTCAAACTTGGTGTTGCTGGCTTCTCAATAATGTAACCATGCATAGCATTACCAGTCTTCACAAAGGTAATGACTTGCCCACGCTTGGCATTGTACGTGTACTTGCCGCTCACATTCGGGACTGTGGCTTTGACTCCATCTTCCCAGATGAAGAAGCCCGCATACTTCGCAGGATCAACTGTCACAGGAATAGTGTCCTGAGCCATGATGATCGTAGCAGAGGTGTTGTCTCCAAGCTGCTCTACCACGCCATCGACCGGCAATCCAGCAGCTTCCCACGAGAAGGTAATTGGAATCTTAGGAACAGTCAGGGTGGTTACCTTGTTCCAATTCGTACCATCAGACAGATACATCTCGCCGTTACTGGTAACAGCGTAGTTGTCCTTGTTGGAACCAGCAGCAGGGAAGCCGGAAGTATTCCCAGCTACAGCAACGATACGTCCTGTAGCAGGAGCAGCAGTGCCACCAGTGTTCAGTGGTAGAGCCAGCTTCTGCGGAGTAGCACTCATGCTCAGCGTAGTACCGTTGCCAAATGTGAGCGTGTTGTCGTCACCATTACGGAAAGCCAAGACAATTCGCCCTGTCTTCTTAGTCTCAGTATAGGCACTGTACCGCTCAATCTTGAGCCTTGATGGATCGATGAGTATTGCATTGCTTTTCTGCAATTCAGCGTCTGTCAGGTCGAAGTAGACAATCTCCCAGGCTTGGATAGTAAGATTAGTCACTGGATTGATGTAGATATGACCAGCCTTGGCGTTCACATGCATCCAGATGAAACGCTTCGTCCACGACAGATTGCCCAGGTTCCACGTGATATCACCGCCACCACTCATACGGTGAGCATATGTATTGAACAGGATGTTCTGCTCGAACTCCTGCCTAGTCACCTTGGTTGGGTCAGGAAGCGGAATAGACAGTCTTTGCGGCTCGGTGCTCGGCAGTAGACTTACACCGTTGGCGAAGGTGATGATCAGATCATTTCCATTATCACCATTGACTGTGAACAGTGGAATCCGTCGGATATTCGGATCGTCGATGTACGCGTTGTATCGCTTGATCTGAATGTCTGTTTCATTGAATACTACAGCGCCATCAGTCTCCCACTGAGCCTCGGTCAACTCAACGTAGCCAAACATCCACGGTTCATTCACAGTAATCGGATTCGCGATGTTGATAACGATATGGCCAGTCTTCTTCTGAGCAGGAATGACGATCAGACTCTTGGTAGCAGACAACTCTAAACCAGTCCAAAGAACAGTACCACCAGTGGATAGCATACCTACCGCAGCTACCTTCTGACCCAAACGAATAAGATCAGTCTTAGTAGCTATATCAGTGGGAAGCTGAATGTCCTTAGTAGCACCGTCTTCGCGTGTAAAGGTCATCTTCCCTGTAGTAGCGTCATAGGCTACGTCTTTGAAATGCAACTTAATAGCAGCCGTAATAAGAGCAGCTACTTGTGCAGCACTCAAACCAACAGGGATAGGTACAGACACAGTAGAACCATCCCCTTTGGTGAAGGTAATGGCATTATTAGCAGTGTCGTAAGCAGCTCTCTCAAGATCATCATCATCAGCAGCCTTGATTAGCTGCTCAATATCTGTCTTCTTGAGAAAGTCCTTAACAGTAGATGGGTCAACAGCACCAGTACCCATATTGACGTATAACCACTCAATTTGCTGAGCAGTACTTAGCTGGTAGAAAGACTCTTTAAGAATCTTAGTGTGGTGTTGGTGATTTGGACCTAAGAACTTAAAGTACTTCTTAGGATCAAGAGGATCGTAATCGCTATCCCTGATGGTAGGGATGTTCTTTTCTGTAGCCATTGGAATGCCTGTTCAAGTGTTAATTAACAGGCTTGAATATAAGCGTACTTAATGAGTTACTTACTAGCAGATTTACTATTTGACAGTTGCCGTATCTGTCTCATTCGATAAGTACACTCAGATATTGATCTCTTTTGAGCCAAAGCATAAACCTCCAGATCGTTATAAGTGAACTGAAGAGCATTGTTCCATTTTGGCTTCTTACAGTCTCGTGTAAGCTCAGTTGGGATTTGTACCGGGACGTACTGGGTAATCGTCCTCACTTTGGAGCTGCATCCAGAACTCATCGCTAACACGCTGATTACCACACTCACTATTGCTAGCTTTTTGAGCTTTACGGAGCTTACGAATACGGCTGTCATAAGTTTTCTCAAGTTGTTCATTGAACTCTTCATATTGGAGGAGTGTATTATTGGATTGCTCTAGCTGTTTTTTGAGTGCTTCATTGGATTTATTAAGCTGCTCTATTTCTAAAGCCAAAGCATCAGAATTACACTCACTAAGCTTATCTTGTAATCCAATAATATATAGAGCCAAAAGGGACGCAAGAAGCGCCCCTATGCCGTATTTCATCATGTCCTACCTTTCCTCTAAACTGGGTTTATTCTCAGCTTCTAGCCGTCCTTTACTTACACCTGCGACAGTCAAGATGCTTGTACCAAACAAGCATGTTTTGACCAGAGAGTCCGCAAATTCAGGAGCCAACCCATACCCTACCAGTATTGATTGAACAGTCTCAGGAGAAGCTGCAATTGCTGTGATAACACTTACCCCAATAGTTGAGGCGCGGACAGTATAGCTCTTCGTGAGTTGTTTAGCTGTTTGTATTTTGGTCATAGATCACCTCATTAGGGGAATCCGTGACCATCAAATTGTGTGTTGGTCACGGTGTCTTCAGGCACTGGATTAGTGTCCTTCAACAAAGCTATCTCATACTGAAACCCTTTTAACAAGCTTTCACGCTCAGCAGGTTCTTTATATGTAGCTGAAGCGGCCAAATATCCGATATACGCGTACAAAGCAGGAGAGGCATACTCAGGAATATCTACCTCATATTGATCAGCCTCAGCATACGTAATCGTGTCAGGAAGCCGTTTAGGTTGCTTGTCATAGGTAACATGCAGGATCTCCCCAAACTCTCCGTGAACGGGGATTATGGCGTTATTCTGCGTAACCATGACATTCAAACCAGAAGTCTCATCGTTGATTGTGTAATGAACTCCTCTGCTATTCATTACATCAGTAATCTTCAGAACATCATCCTTGAAGGGATTTTCTTTTGAATCCAGAATGTACCTGGTTTCAGCAGAACCAAGCTCAATAGAATACTTACTGTCCAAAACATACTGGGCTACTCCTGGAGTTATTACGATGCTCACAGCATCTTTGCTTAGGTCAAGCTCCTTATGGACTGCCCTTACACCACGGGAAATCAATCTCAGAACCATAGGCATTCTCTCATCAGGAATACGTCCAGGATTGTCATATCCGCCTGAATAATATTCAGCCAACTCAACAGCAGTCAGATCATCAATAATTGACTTCAACAGCATCACACCACCTCACACAAAATAGGAAACAGACTCATCTTCTTCCATAGTATCAAATGGATCTTCTCCCCATACTCGATGGTCTCTACCTTGTGTAGGTTCCATAGAAGCACCATTGACAACCTCATTACCTACCCCATCCGACACAGATATCTCATCTGCGCCTTCATCCATAGGCGGATATGTCTCCATCATAAATAGCTGTGTCATCCCATCAAGCCAATCATCATGAGCAGACAACAGTCCCTTCCTAGTAACTCCCCTAATCTCTCTCATAATCTCATTATAGATAGGAGTATCATTGATCTCTTCTGGAAGGAGTATGTTCCCCTGCTTCCATTCAGGAATCACAGAAATTACAGAAGATAGCTTATCAGTAATTCTATGAATGCCCTCAGTGCCAGGAGTACCATCAGCCTTCAATTGCTTCGCTAAGCCAAAGTACAGATTCCTGTTAGTCATCTCCCGCTTCAATAGCGATATGAATCCGCCTTGCTGTCCATTAGTCTCAATGCCCACAGAAAGAGGTTTGTACTTCCTTACAAAGAAAAACAAGTCATCAATATTTTTATCCATCAATTGTCGAGCCAATACACCATCAACCCAGAAGCGCTTATTCTGTGCATTGATAGCCCACACATTAATAGATGAATAGTCGCCTGTATCTTTCTTCGTAGTAGCAAAATCAGTGGTGATGTACCAGTTGTACCAGTCTGGATTTCTCAACAAGCTATTACGTGAGTACCACATAATATCTGTATCTTGAATTAATCTGTCCTCAGGAGCCGAAATTCTCAGCATCAATTCCTGCATAAAACCATCAGTAGTCCCCTCTGCTCTAGCTACTTCCCACTCACGCTGCAAGAAGTCATACGAAAATCTTTCAGGCCACATTCCTCTAAATTCCTTTCTAGTACAAGGCCATTTCTCACAGACAGGAAATACTGAGCAATTCCAACTTCCACTATTGATTGCTACATATAAAGGATCTGCTTCATTGAATGGGGTGCCGTTTAATATAACTTTTCTATGAGTTGGGTCTAGAGCGTGTTTGGCTCCCTTATTAAGAGTATCGCTAATATCTTTTAATATGGTATCAGACTTAGCATTCTTGTCAGATAATAAGTCATCAGCTAATAACAACTGAGGTCTCTTAGCAAAAATCTTAGTACCACGAATACCAGATGATGCACCAAACATCCTTACACCAAGTTTACCTCCTCTAACATTGGTAAAGAACATCTCACTCTGATTGATAACAGCATCAGGAACATATTGCTGCATAAACTCTGAATTGTTATATCTTTCTTTGACAGATTGCTGGAAAGATTTAACTCCATTCTCCATTGTGTCTCCAATGAAGATCACTCCATCTATTTTTCCGAATCCATCGATCTCCCCGTATACAGCTAAAAATAAAATAAGATATTCATTAAGAGTAGATTTAGCTGAACCACGAAAAATAAGATTGGCATTATAAACATCTGAATTTGCCAATTTATCCAGCACTTTATAATGAGCAATTGGTGATGGTGATGATTCTCCTTTACCATCAGTAACCAACTTAATAAAGTTGATCATCTTGATAGCAAAGGTACTTGGTACATAATTTTTATCTACTTTATAGCTAACACGATCCAAATAAGCATCAACAGTACGCTCACTATTCATCTTCGTTCACCTCAATAATTCTCCCAGTAGCTATATCTTTCACATTAGTAGTTTTATTTTTAATCATCTCTTGCTGCTTTTGAGCCAAAGCATTGGTAGCATCAACAAGTTGAGCAATAATATCCATTTTCTTATCTTCTGCTTCTTCAGTGTCAATAGTCTTGCTCTGTTCCTCCATGTGTCGCTGAATATGATCTGGAATGGCTGTGTACTGCATAACCAAAGCAGCAGCATCTACCCTTGATCCAGCCCTCACATCCTCATCTTTCATAATGTCAGCAGCAACATTAAGTGCGTCGTAGAATAGGTGTCTGTGCGAAATACAGGTAGGAACCATCACCATCTGCTGTAGCAGATGCATAGTTGGATTGTTCTTAAATATGCCTATCTTGGTACGCAAATCAAGAGTAGGGTTCTTGCTATACGTCATGATCTGCTTGTACTTAGCAGGGAAGATACGGGCGTATGCATCAACATCACTAAGTCCCTGCATAGTCAGTACCATAAACTGAATATTTTGCACGTATGTCCGTAGCTGCACCCCTTCCTTGTTCTTAAACAAGTGCCTATAATCCATAAGCATCTGTTCAAACTGGGTACCATAAGTACCATCACTCAGGTACTCATTGATCAGATCCAGAGTCTTGTTATTGACCCTCTGGAGTTCAGGAATGATCTCCTTCAAATCATTAGCAGTGACTTGATCCACTACTACATTTTTAGCAATTGTCTGGGTACTACGTTTGAGTCGTACTGGTTTGATAGCTGTCTGTGCTTCTTTCACAGCTCTATTCTCAACTGCCTCAGCAATTGGATTGACCTTTGTGTACTTCCTACCAATGCGTTTTTGCTTAATCGGTTTCTTGGGTTTGTGTTTCCGAGTAGCCGCCATCTATCAACTCCTAACATGAGAGGAAAAATATGAATAAATCCAATCTACAGAAACGTATCGTCATCTGCGACCAGCTTCCAGCAGACTTTCAAGCCTACATACAGGCTCTCTATAGCCGTAGTGCTGTATCCATAGTGGAACACATCCATAAACACTTCAAGGATTTCACTATTGAATTCCTACCAGAATCAAATGGATATGAGCTGTATCGGATCCGCCCTTCATACGCCAACACACGATCCAAAAGCCCTGCTGCAAACTTCCTCAACAAGTGGGCAATCCAATACAACCACTCATCAATCCTCGATGCTGGTACTGCTCTGATATGCGTAGAAGGTTGTGACATCATCACTGCAAAGGCCTTACAACATCACCCTCTATACGCAGGTACAGAGGTAAGTACTCGCTATGTAGCAGCACTCACAGCTCAAGATGATCTGGCTACAGAAGTCTTCCATAACGTAGTTGAGAGAGCTATGCACAGATGGGCAGGTGATCTCAATAGAGATCAAATCACCAAAGCCAGTATTGATGCTTATGCTTTCGATATTGCAGGAGGCTTTCTACCAACTTCAACCAAAACGATGCTAAGCCTCTCAGTCCGCCTACGCACATTGCAGGACATCATCACTACAACTGAATACATAGGAACCAAGCATCACTACCCTGCGCTAGATGTAGCCAAGGCGCTATACGAGCTTACTTGTGAGATGTACCCAGGTATCCACTGGTCTCAAACCATCGAAGAGCGTGGATATGCACCTGCTCATTTCCCGATCCACAACAAAGCTACACCAGTAATAACAGCTCCACCAAAAGCCATCTCAGAGCCGCATGTAACCTACAACAGAAGGACTCACACATTCTCTGCTGCTCTGGATTACAGATCTCTCAGAGACTTGATGAGACACAGAACAATCCAAGATGTTCCATTCATCCTACCTAATCCAAAAGCATTCCCTCATCCGTTCTACGTAGAAACAGGGCAGCGAGAGATGGAACCACTTGAAGTACCAAAAAGTGCAAAGAATAAGCCATACATCCTAACTAGACTTGGTGCCATGACTGATGCTTTCCATGGTGTTGTAAGTCCATCTAATTACAGGTACATCCAAGAGTTACGGTGCGGTCGATCTGTACACCCAACGCTAAGAGCAGCATTCTTGAAAGTAAAGGATGCAAGCACAATCCACGTACCTTCATACAAGAGAGGAACTGAAACCATCGTATACACAGGAGACTAACAGTGACATCGCTACTCCACTCTAAACCAAAGACACAGGAGGAGTATCTGAATCCACTATTGGATACAGAGTACAACTACCATCACGTGTACAGATATCCTCCGAAGTACCCATCATTCACGATGAAGAAGGATGTGATAGCAGCAATTCTACTGGCGTATGAGAAACGCAACGACAGTATGTTCAAGATCATGTTATGGAACAGTGCAGTAGAAGCAGCGTTGTCTTACTCAATCCTCCCTACGCGCCATAGAGCAATGTTCTCAGCATGGGCTAATGTCATACACAAAATGCTGCCTAGAACGCCTCCATACGCATCCTACGAAGAGACAAGCACTCAATCAATGCTTAGACTAGGAAACATTGCTATAGGTGCTCCGAAGGGACTTCTAAGCTTTCCAACAAGATCATCCAAGAAACTGAAACTAACCAGCCCAAAAGAGTACAGAGACAACATCCTCAACAACTCAGTTGATTATGGAGGACTGTACCTAACTGACTTCACAACCATGGATGGGTTAACTGCGATCAAGCAGCCAAAACACCTACAGCAACCGGATACAGGACACATAGCTAATATGCTAGCTGTAGATATTGGGTGGCATTCGTGGGTTGAATCTTTAGTAAACCTAAAAGACGATACAACAAGAGTGTGGACGGATGCTCCCGGAGGTTCTATTCGCTATGTAGCATCAACGGGAAAGTTCTACTGGTTCAGATCTACAGGAACGTATTGGACATTGATTCCCATATCAGAACTTCATCCATCACAGTTAGTTAAAGTACGAGCGCTGCGTACTCTTCCTACGCCAATGGATGCATTCTCGGTGGATGAATTTAAAGCTTTCTGTAGAACCAAGAAATACAGTAAATACGGAACATCATCTTTAAAGACAATGGTACAGAACTTACTACCAAACCAATTGGATTTGGAGTTGCTTTACGCAATATGCCAACGACTTGGCATGAAAAATGCATTCAATAACCTATAGATAGGAGAAACATCTATGCTAGTTGAAATTAAAACTAATGAAACCCTCGCTCAGAAAATCATGTACTACACGCTGACACTGGTTGAAAACTCACCTGCATTCACTGATTATCATCTGGTGAAAGCACTAGGAAAATGTCTGATTGACTATGACAGCACTATTCAAAACAGCAGGGACGATGAGTATCACTACGAATCTCAAAGGGACAAAGAGTACATCCACTACAGAACACTTCTAACCAAACTGGCAGAGCATATCTACGCCATGAATGTTGATCCAAAAGACGCTCTGTATGAACGCAGGACGCTTCAAGGACTCAGAGCCAATACAAACTACCTGAAGACCTGCAAAGAAGCCAGAAAGCTCATCAGACACAAGATAATGAAGCATCCGAAGTTCCATGCACATCTGAACTTCCATAATATTCAGAAAGGTAGTGTTGGGAGTAACCCCTTTCTATCGAAATAAGCCAGTAACCGTTCCTCTACTGGCAACCCCGGCCCTGAATGCTGTAGGAGGTATTCAGGGCTTTTTTACGCCACTACTTTGTACTGGACAAGTCAAAACCCACAACGTAGAATCACAATCGCTTGTTAGCGTTTAAGAGGCCCAATATCACAACCGGGCGGGGCAGACGTTGAGTATCAGCATGAGACGTTCATAGCTAGATACTGTTCAGAGAATCCGTGGTTTCAGCGGTAAACTGTTCAAGCAAGGGCGGCACGTTACCAATGCCATACCTTGAGTACGACCCCGGCGGAGAGTGGAGCTAAAAGCTACTAGCATGCTCATACATAAGCCAATATGCTGATACCTGTAGACGGTACAGTTACTCGATAAAGTTGATTGCCCATCGTAGTGAGTCTGCAAAGCCAGTGCAGTCAGGACAATAACGCAGCAGTCTGTAACGAGACTACCGTTGAAGCCGGTGCCTGATTGACGTGATGGATTCCCTCGACCCGTGCGCTGTACTGACAATGGTTACTGTTGTAGTCAGTACGAAATCCCGGCAAGGCCAATACCGCACAAATACTGATCTCACCGGGCAGATAAGAACAAGCTACGCAGTAACCAGTCTTTTTCCCCAGGTTCTCCCCCTTGGGGTCTTTGATCTCTCCTGCCCGCTAATAACTCAACTCACCATCAATCTTACCTTCTAGCTCACACCCATCCCCACTCATCTCAGCCCAGCAACATCTGCAAATCCAAAATCCTCTCTGTATTGCGTTCTAACCCGTCTACCCCTACCTATCATCATCTCAATAGCTGAAATCCACTCACAGCGCATTCAGTGAAGAATTAGAGGCATATTCTCACCTCCCGACAGGGATTCTTTGTATGGAGCCAGTAAGACCACGTGAGCGGAGATGCCCCCCTGAAATTTATGCGGAATGAACGTAGTGAATGGAGCATCAATTCTCAGGGGAGGTATCGGTAGCGGAAGTGGTCTGTATGGCGGAATACAGTATTGCTTTGTGCCCATAAAAAAGGGCTAGAAGATTGGGTATATCTAGATTGGCTTTCTAAGGTAGAGACTTCGTTCGCTACGCTCACTGCGCGCCTTGGGGGGCCTCCGCTACGCTCCGGACGTCAGGGCTTACTACGCTACGCTACGTAAGCCCTTCCTTTCCCCCCTTAACGGCTTGCAACGCTCACTTCGTTCGCTGAACCAAAAAAGTAAAGGAATAGCTGAATTAGGGTTGGTTCTATATCTCTCTTACAGAAAGCTCTTGTATCTATCTATAACTTTCTGTATAACGCGTGTATCCGCAGGGGGCGGGTTGGTGAGTAGGATTAGCTACCCCAACAACAATCCAACATACCATCGCAAGCGCTATAAGGTCGCAGAGCTATTAAACCCAAAGAAGCCTTATAACTTTAATCCAGGCAATGTCCAACCCCTGACAACCTGGCAGTTAGGAGTCTAGTAGATAATTACTAGGTTATATAACTGACCTATTCAAGATAACAACTTGAATAGTGACTCAAAGAGAGTCTGGTAGAATTATTAGTTAGATACTGTATATACCCAATCTATATAACTAATATATAGATATATACAGTAAGGGAGGCTAGTTAACCTCTCGAAGGAAATCCACGGGACTGCAAATCAACCCCTGGGCCTCCTCCTAACTGGTAATGGGGTATTATGTCCGTAGGATTCTCAGCTCCATCAGCTAACTAAATTATTCCTCTATTCCTATCTCTATAAATTAGCTATCTAAGCTAAGTCAGATATCTCTAAATTCTATAAATTCTCTCAATCAGCAACATGCATAGTAGGTTGGGTTGGTTTGTTTGGTGTGGTTTGGTTGGGCTGGTTTGGTGTGTGGTGTTTTGGGGGTGTGGTTGGTGGGAAGCCTTAGTGAGCTTGTAGTAGATACTGTGAGAATGAGCTATCTTTGGTTTGGTTTATTGGGTCAATGAATCAATAGCAGCAATAGGAAAAATCAATGAATACTGACTTTACGAAAGAGAAACTAGAACATGTACTCACTGTAGATTACGACAATAAAACCAAAAGAAAACTTCCATTGGGAATAGTACTGGACATACTGAAATGGGATAAGTATGATCGTTTCGTAGTAAGGGTGAATACTCCTCTCCACATAGAGAAAGTGTCCTATTTATCTACTACCTACCAGTTTGATTATCCGTTGAGTAGGATCATCACTGACTCCTTAAATAAAGTCATTGAACTCTATGGATTAGAGCAATTGATGGATCAGATACGAACATGACAACCAAACCAAAGACATTTAGGGAGTACTTCTTAGAATCCAATAGAGCCAATACCAAGAATGCTGATCTAAGGCTTCTGTACGCAATCTATGCATTGACTCGTAAAGGACCAATGTGGGATAAGCCAATTCCTAACTACTCCCAATCCAAATGGGAAAGAGTCATCAAACGAATTCTCAAGAAAGCCATGTATGGCTAGCAATGTAGAAATCAACACAACACTTAACAGGAGAAACCAGATGACTAAACAACCCAACATCCTAGTAACAAAGACAACTCTCACAGTTGAAGCAATTACACATGACAGAGCAACAGTACTTGCAGTTGGAACCAAGCTTATAGATACAAGAAATGATCTTGTATATATGATAGCAAGAACACCTGGTGATAGAAATTTAGCATTCCTTGTAAACATCAGATACGGAACATCCATGAACTCAAATACTGTACCTATCATAAACGGTGCAGTGAGCATCAAGGACGTTAAGGAACTGTTGAATGATACTTATGCTAAGCATTTCGTTATAGCAGATACTTTCAATGCTTCTGCTGTTGGTTCAATAACTATTGATAAGCTTAACTGAACCAATACACTCTCATCTCTAATTGCGCTTCGCTGAACCAATAAAGATAGACCATAGTCTCCACTATCATCTTTGGTTCAGCGTAGCGTATCTCTACTATTTACTACCCTCAGTTTTCTACTACCATTCTGCATCTCTATATCTCCCTCCCTATATCTAATCCAGAATCTAAATCTCACTCTCATTCAGCTATCTCTATCTATCTCTTCTCTTCTATTGGTTCAATCCAAACTAAACCAACATCATTCAACTAACTCTATACTCAATCTATCAACTATTGGCTTAGAAAAACTTTCAGATATAAATTTATACTAGCTAAATTTTTAGGAAACGGAATTTAACTACTACATATACCTATCTTGTATATATAGATAAAACCTAAATTTAGCTAAACAGTAAAACCAGAAACCAAATACAAACTAGCTGTAGAGATCCATTGGATTAGAGTACAAGTTAGCTATAGCTAAACCATTGGTTTAGATTAAGAGATACAACAACTAAGAAGATTAAGGATAGAAACCAACTTAAGAGGAATAGTACTGGATTGAGAGGATTATTAAGATAAGCAATCTGTTAATTATAGAGATCAGTATAGGAAGACTTTTGAGATAAAAAACATACTACTAATAGAGAGCAGTATAGGGAAAAAGTTTCAGCATAAAAAATCTATTAGCAACAGATGGTAGTATGAAAAAAAGTTCTGGGACAAAAAATATATCATCAGCAGAGAGTGGCTTAGAAATATCTAAGAAAAAGTTTTGAGGTAAAAAATCTACCATTAGCAGAGAGTGGTAGCTTAGGTGTGAGGGAGAAAAACTTTTGACATCAAAAATATACTACTAATAGACAGTGGTATGAAAAAACTTCTGACATCAAAAATATATTAGCAGCAGACAGTGGCTTAGGGGGTGTCTGTACGTGGACTGGATCCGACCTGCCCCCCGGGGTGTTTGGTTCTAGGTAGCATGGGGCTACCGTAGTCCGTCACTTAACATACTAGCCTGTAGGAGGGATTAGTAATGAAAGACGCAGTAAACAAGACCATGACTGTAATCAAAAGAGCAGTAAAGCCTGCAATTGAGGCCCATGAGATTCTAAGCCTGTATACGAGTTCCGCCCTTGAGGGAGAAAAGATGAAGGCCCAGTACAGGGCTTCAAAGCAGAAACTCCAACTGGAACAAAAGCTTAAGTCTAAGCTTAAGCTAGCAGCAGCACGTACTGCCGTGTATAAACTCGAGAAGGAATATGAGATCGAAAAGCTTCAGCTAAATACCAAGGAGTTACAGCTCAAGATACAAGAGCTGAAAGCATCTGGACAGATCCCTGAAGAGAAGCCGACTCCAGAGAAGAAGGATAAACCTAAGTTTAACCCAGATGACTGGATCTCTGAGGCGACCGAAGACATTAAGTTCTTCTAAAAGCCTCATTGCCCTGCTACCTAACGGTAGTGGGGCTTATTTTTTAACCACACACTCTCACACACTCATCACACTCACACTCACACAGCTAAATAGAGCCACGAGAAATTCTCACTAAATTAACCAACAATTAAATCAACTCCTCCAACTCACCAATCCATTGGATTAATAATCCTAATAAATAAATTATATTTACCCCAATCTCAACCCTTATCTTTGGTTTAGTTATAATTAAAAATATAATTTATTTACCATCATACGTATATTTTTACTCATGTAAGTTTTAAACAAATTGAAATCACACTCTTTGGCTCAGTTATCCACACAATCCATAAGTAGCTAAGTTACTGATTTACAAAGAGAATTAAATTCATTACATGCACTATCATGTAGGCTGTAATGCACTGTCATGTAGGCTATTTTTAGGTGCAAAAATGCTATGTCGATACGTATGCTTATATCGACATAGCGTGTTCTGTAAGTCATTGATTTGTTCTGTAAGTCATTGATTTTTAACGATTTTTCCACAATTTCCCATTCAACTATCTCTTTAAGAATACTCCATATCCCATTGATTTCATTACACTTCCTTCCCATCATACATAAGAAATTCTCCTTATTTTTCAATAACTTACCCTCACTATGTACCTATTCCCTATATTCTCACCTATATCATTGATTTCATTACCATTTCTATCAATACTCCTACACACACTCTTTACAAGGTTATTCCGCTTATTTATAACTACACTTATATCCCTGCTATAGCTACTTGTATCTAAGTTTAACTTAGGGTGTTTGGTTGGGGTCTTCCATAGACCTAACTTAAACCAAAACAAAGAGGTAAACCTATGATGATCATCAATTTCACTCAACACAAAGCAACAGAAGAACAGCGTGCAGAAGGAGTTGTAGACTACAATGAAGCACTCCAGATGTACGTGGAGTATCTAGAGGAGACAGGAGGAGACACAGAGGATTTTCTTACAAGGATGCCCAGCACATTGGAAGACATCCTTACTTTTGAAGAGCTGCCGTACGATCTTGAGCCACTCCATCGTGCAAGGCAACTAGCTAACATCGCCAAGTTGCTTGATCAAAACTCAGAACAACCGATCCAAGTAATGATAGGAGGAGCTCCATTTCTGATGGCTCCTTTACAAGAGGAGCTACTAAGGAATGGAATCCAGCCGGTCTATGCTTTCTCAAGAAGAGAAAGCGTAGAAGAGGTACAGGAGGATGGATCAGTACGGAAATCCTCGGTGTTTAAACACATAGGGTTCGTATACGGACTCTAATCTCCATAAAAATAAGGGACTGGCTTATGTCAGTCCCTTATTTTTAATCTAACTAATAGAGGAAAAGGAAATGGAACAATTGATTGTAGGCACACTAGTGATAATTGCAGCTACTACTGCAACAGCATTTGTATGGATTGCAGTCTTATTCGAAAAGTTAGTGTACTGGGACTTCAAGCAAGGCGATTGGATCACAATGGCTCTAGAAGCAGTAATGACAGCATTGTTGCTGCTGATGGCTTTTATAGCAGGGGTTAAAACAGTGCTCCTACTCCAACTTATAATGTAAGAGAGGTAACTAAATATGATGGACAAAGACACAGCAACTGACCATGAGTCAGCTACATATACTGACTCAGAAGAGGTAAACAAAACACTGGACAGAATAGCACCAGTAAAAGAGCTGGTGTGTCCATTCTGTGGAACTATCCATAGAGATGGCGACGGCCCAGAATGCGTTGGGTGCGGTCAGCCAATATAACCAACCTACGGAGAGCTAGCTTATGCTGGTTCTCCTAATTTTTTAAACCAATAGATAATAGAGAGAGAGAAACCTATGAAAACACCAATCCAAGCAATAATGTCAACAATCATCCTAGTTATGCTAACTGCCTGTCAGACAGAAGCAGATACTCCAATATCTTTGGATCAGGCGAAGCCGCAAACAGATATCTAATCTGACTCAGGAACCAGAGTAGCTGAAGCTCCGAGCAAAACAATCATCCCAATTACACAATATAACATCCAAGTTCCTAGGACTGGAGAAGAGAAAGTTACCATCTACACTGATGTGTATACATATCGACAAATGGTCTTGGAAGGACTAGATACATTCCTAAGAGACTGCGTAATAGAAGGGGAGACTACTATTGCTCCAACTGATGTGTGCATGGAGCAGGGTAATCTAATTCTTGAGTTACTGGAAGGTAACGTATACGCACAGTCGTCTATGGATTACAACATCAAGTACTAGTAATCCAACTAACCAACTACTATCCAGCCTTCATTCGTTTGGTTTAGTGGTTGGTTGTTGTTGTTGTTGGTTTGGTTTGTCATCGTAGTAGTAGTCGTCAGAGTGTGGTGGTTTGGTGTGGGGTGTAGAAGGTGTTTTCAGAGTGTGGTTTGGGGTGTTTGGTTTGTGGGATTAGAGAAAGCTAATCCTGAACTTACTTATTAACTTAATCAAAGAGGAAATGAACATGTATTTCAATGCTGAAGATCTGAAGAAAATCGTAGAACTGACTAACACTGGTTCAGATACAGTACCAACTCCTGCTGAAGTCATCGAAGAGACTCAAGGCGGTATCGCCACTTGTTGGCTTACTGATGTAAATGTGGGAGACAACGTACCTTACACATTTGCGAAAGTGCGCCAAGACAGTAATGCTTTGACGAAAGCGTTGACTCAGCAAATCGTAGATGAGGTGCTTAGCAGCAATACTTTTCCTATCATCCCGAACGTCGTATTTGACATCAACATCGAAGGAGAAGTTGTTTATTCAACTGCTCCTGAATTCGTGGCTTCTGAACGGTCACAGGATACCGATAGTGCATTCAAAGATATCTTCATGGCCCAGCAAATGGAGCGCAAGAAGAAACGGGACATGAAAGCAAAAACACACGAATGCTGGATCAACTACTACCTGATCCACCCATCAGATGCTTCTCGTACCATCAACCTTGCTGGATCATCGCTGGCTAAGCCAGTAGCCCAAGCTCTGGTTCGGTATCTGAACCAGAATGGAAATCGAGTAGTAGCTAATATTCAACCTACAAAGCGTCTCCAGGCTGCTATGGAGGCGTATAGTAGCAATACCAATGATGCTGAAGATGTATTCAAAGACTTCGGTACGTCTTCAACTGATGTAGACGTATAATTTTGGATTACCCCTGAGTATGGGTTAAAACTGCTCACCCTCCTACAGTTAGCCCTTTTCTGGATTCGTCTGGATTAGGGCTTATTTTTAATCTCAAGACAAAGAGGAACGAAACCAATGCTTAACACTATTTACAACGGAATCAAGACAGCCTATGACGCCGTATCCAAAGGAACCATGGATGTAATCAAGCCCGCTACCCAGGTGCATAACGGTCTTACTGCTCACTTGGATGCCCACTTGGATAAGTGGAAGAAAGAGGCTGAGCTGAAGAAAAAACGAATGAATATTGAGTTCGAGAGAACTCTTGAAGTTCGCTTGGCTGAATCCATGGCAAAGGCTGACAAGTTCTGTGCAGCTACTGATCTAGAGATCATGGAGTTGCGAGTACACACAGAAGCCACGAAGCGTCAGATTGAAGCCACAAAGCAACTTCGAGACTTGATGGATCAAGTGGATGCATCCTACGGAGAATCGGCTGAGAAGGTCAAGGAGAAGGCTATGAAGCTCATGCAGGAGATGCGTGAGGACAAAGAGATCATTCAGCAGGCTGAACGTCATGCTGCTGAACTCGGTCAAGTAGATGATGAGGTGGTATACGTAGCTACTAAGTAAGAAGCCAAAGAAAAGCCCCTAGAGTATCTTGTAGAAGTTATACAAGGCTCTAGGGGCTACTTTTTTTACAGCCTGAGATAAAGGAGCTACTGTGGGTTGAAATCGCTGCGCTTAGGCAGCTTAGCATCCAACTCCATAGTAAAGCTACGAGTAGCAGTAACGCTCTTACGGAGCTGAACCAAGAGCTTACGAAACTCTTTGGCTTTGGCTTTGTTGTAGTATCCTGAAAGCTCTTCTACCAGCTCAGCAAGGCGATTGATAGTGTACTTGGTATCAGGATCAAGTCGATCTGCAAACTCTTGCCCTACCTCTCTACGTGCTCGTTTCATAGGTGTATCTACCATAGTGCTAACCCTCCATTGGGTTGGTTTAGTGAAGTACCCTAGTCTACATACTCCTGCTTACTTATCAAGTGAATAGAAGTATGTAAACTAAGATTTCTGGTTGACAGGAGAAACCTACTTGATAGAATCCTTCTTGGTTTCTCCCAAAACCGAATTGACACTACCCAGTTACCCATTGATGGATAGTGTCTCTTTTAATTTCAAGAACTCCCAATGTGTGTGTTGAGAGAGTGAAGCCCCAATAGTCTGAAAATGATTGTTGGGGCTTTTTTTATGCCCTCCGTAAACTGCAAACCAAAACCCACTTATAGAGTGTTTCTGAGTTTTGGGGGGTGTTTGGTTTGGGTAGTATTCAGTACTGCCTGAACTCTTAAACCAAAACACACACATGAGGTAATTGAAAATGATTAGTAACAATTTTGGCTGGATGTCTCTTAAACTCACCACTGCTGTAAACGGAATCTGTTCTACAGCTCTGGGTCAGATTTCTGATAACCAACTTTACAATATGCAGGATGCGTTAGTTGAAGTAGGAGCGTATCAGTTAAAGCAAGCTCTTACTGCAACTGGTGAGGAAAAACGTATCTGGGATGAATATGTAAAAGATTTGTACTCCTATGGAGTAGGCATCAATGCTCATATGGATGATATGAGCGTACTGCTCCCAACACTCCCTGACTTGCCTTATCTGGTTCGTCAATTCAGCAAGCTATCTACTCTGCTTAGAGAAGATGAAGTGTTTGCTGAATGGGTAAACTCTCTGAAACACCAAACCAAACAGAGAGGGTGATCAGATGAATACAGGAACTCAGATAATCATCATAGCCCTTATCTTTGCTGTTTGGTTCTGGGCTGCCAAAGCCAAGGCAGATAACAGTGAGTGGAGATACCAAGCCATAGTTGGTGCTTACCATGTAGGCATCACAGAGAAGAAAGGAGGGGAGAAGCTACACTCTTTCACTCCAGGTATTGGTGCTATCCATAACTCTGGCTTTGGCTTAGGAGTATTTAGAAACTCATTTGGCCAAATGACTCCTGTCATAAGCTGGGAAACCAAACTAAGCCAGAAGACAGCATTCAGGCTTTCATTAGCCAGGTATGACAGCAGAATTGGTGTACTCCCTGGATTACTGTATTCGCCTGTGAAGAGAGTTTCTATCTACATGCTACCTAACTGGGGCTGGTACAGAAAGAAGCGCACAGAGCTTCATACAAGCTGTACTGTAGGCGAGTTCATGCAATGCGAGCAGGAAATAGTGGAGTACTATCACGGAGAAAGAAAACTCCGTGTAGGAGCTGTATTTGGATTTTTATATAACTTTTAATTGGAGATAAAGATATGCCTAACGAAATCTTGAATGGAGAAGTAGCTACTTACCTGCTGGTTTTTATATCAGTAGTGTTCTTTACAGTATTCTGGTACTTCGACGGTAAGGATTGAATAAATGCAGAACCTGCTGGTTATAACTACATTTGCTGTATTGGCTTATGTAGCTATGGTTTTAATTGAAATCATGAGGAAAAAGTAAAATGACACGCAGAGTATCTAAACATGAACGTCCATTAACCAAAGAGAAATTTATCAAAGCCATGGAAGAACTACATGGTGGAGAGGATGTACTGGTCACCGTGCCTGTATTTGAAAACCAAGGGGAAGACAAACTAACTATCTATGAGACTGACTCAGAAGATCAGCAAGATGAGGTGGTTGGGTATGTATGTATATGGGCATCATTAGCCCGTCAATGCGTTGAGCTGAACTATGGCTCACGTACATTGGTACGTTACGTTGGAGAAAGCCCAGGTGAAGCACAGAAACTATGGGCTGCTACTATCAATAACGCTAAACCATCGCAACACAACTGAACTACACACACACACTGGAGAAACTATTATGAGTGCAATTTTGAAAGGAACCATCAAAACAACTGTGAAAGACAAAGAAGGGGTTACTTATGACTTGGAACTCCCATTGTCACTACTGGTGAACACAAAATACATTACTGGATCCAATACAGGAACAGCCCTGTGGGACTCTGTGCTGGATCGGTGTATTGATAATAACATTGACGTCATGGACGTGACGATGGAAGGAGTATTGATCGTCACAGAGGCTGCTACTAAGCAGTCCCATGATACAGCTAAGTTCACCCAAGTTGACCCCGGTGAAATTGCTGGAGCTATTAAAAGGAAGAATGGCTCTAACCTGAAATTCTTCTAAACCAAAGAAGGTAAAAACAATGAAACGTAAACCACAGATACTGGCTCCCGTTATGGGAGCCTACATCCGATATATAAATAAAGATGACTTATCAAACACAGATAAAGCCATAAAGGTAAATGAATTTATACTTGAATGGTATAGCAACGATATAGGAAAGCAATTTGCTAAAGAATATTTGACTGATCTCTATGACAACAATGAAGGCTATAAATTAGCTTTCACAAAAGTCAGAGAAATTCTGGTGCAAGCATTTCCAAACCATTCATTAGACATCGTTGGCAAACTGTATACAGCCATCTTAGTTAAGCTCAGCATGCAGCCTACAAAGACTATGGCTGTACAGACGCTTATCCATGGATTGCTGCATACGGTATTAAGTCATCATGGTATCTCTGCCCTCAACGCAGGTGAGAAGTACGAAGAAGAGGTAGAGAAAACTGGCAATACTTTGTACCAAATGCTGAAACGCATAGGAGAAGAAACCAAACTCTTCACAGTAAAGGGCAGTATTATAGATATCCATGATCTTCACTGTCCAAAGGCAATTAACGTAGATAAGCAATGCAATACTGGCTTGCTTCCTATGTGTGTTCCGAAAAGCCTCTCAGCAATTGCTAGTCGTAACATTATCAACGCTGTATTTGCGAAGCTGAAAGAAGACGGAAGATATACTGGATATACAAAATCTGTACCAAAGTATATGGAAAAGCCAAAGAAGCAAATATTGTTTTCATTGGCTGAGCAGACTTTTGATATAGATGTAGATATTCTGTCTGAGCACTGGGAACCCACAGCAGAAGACAAAAATGGTAACTACATCAAGGAAGCCACGCGAGAGTCAGTGATTTATCACTACAATCTATGCCGTGATTTGATGTACACCTATCATGAACTTGGCTTCGATGTTTGGTTTATTCCTGAGCTGGATTCCCGCGGTAGAAACTACAATGCAATTAAGCAATACCATCATCTAAGAAACTGTCTTGTAACTCCTGAGATAATTAAGGAGATAAATATAACAAGAACAGCAGATGAACTGCTTATCAAGCAACTGCCTACGCTAGATGCTGAGGATGTTGCAATTTGTATGTTTCAAGGACTGGAATCAGAAAGAGCTGAGGTAGTGCCTAGTGTGTTGTGGTACTTAGGTAAGTTCGTGGAAGAGAAAGCTTCTTTCATGGACAGGCTTCAATATGGCTTAGATATTGTGTGCAACCGCAAAACAGTAGAAACACCTGAGAAAGACAATGAGTACTATGCATGGAAGTATGCTGAGAAGACCATTGACTTGCTTAGAAAAGGAAATCTTTATGAAGTAAGCAGAAGGCTTATCACTGTTGACTTCACTTCCAATGCTACTCAGTGGATTGGTGCTATCTACGGATGTGTACAAACAGCTTCTGTTAGCAATCTACTAACAGATAACTGGTATGACGAACTGTATACACCTCCAGTAGATGTGTACATGGAAGTACTAGAAGCAGCCAAAGAGACCGGTATGTGGAACGCTCCTGATGATCGTAAGTTCCTCAAGAATACACTCCTCATGCCTATCATGTATGGAAGTACTTCTGCGTATGAGAGAGTGGATGCTAGTTCAGCAGTGGCTTTGCAAATGGGGATACAGAAAGTAATTCCTGCTGTTAACACACATCTGAACCAATGCAAACTTGCAGAGTTCACTGATCAAGACTGTGTAGTGCGCATGCCTGACATTCACTCAGATTATACCAGTGGCACATATAAGGCGTTCTATGTATGTACACAGAAAAAGGAGGTAGTTATTGATGAGGAGAGTGGGGTGTCTATGGTGATTACTGTAGGCAACCCAGATGGAAGGAATCTAGCTGCTGGAGCCAATACTATCCATTCACTGGATGGTGCTTTGGCTCGACGGATAGGTGTAACCATCCCTGCACTCATAGACATCCATGATGCTTTCATGATGCCTCCCGGCTATCTGAATACATTCCGGGATATGGCCATGAGTTTCTTCATGGACAGATGGAATAGACCTGACTTGGTAACTGTTCCTTGCTCACAAGAACGTAGCCTAAACGCACACAAGTCATCGGTTCCATCTCATATGATTAACTCTATGCACCGTTTCATCACTTAACCTCTGACCTACATAAATGTAGGCATTGCCCACCTAAACCTTAGTTGGTTTAGGTGGGCTTTTTTTTTTTCTATACACACACACAACATAATTGGAGAAACCAATGATCAAGCTTAACTTTGAACACACACTAGATCTTACTGCACATGCTGTAAAGCAAAATGTACCTGTATTGCTGACTGGCAAATCAGGTATTGGTAAGACTGCTCTCATTGAAGAGATGTGCCGGGAGAACGGCTGGGATATGAGAGCATTTGCACTGTCTACCAAAGAGAGGACAGATATTGTAGGACTGCTCTCAGTGAACGATGAGGGACGTACACAATACCACCCTACTGCTATCGTTCCGCTCATCACAGATGATCTCAAACGTCCTTGTGTCATCTTTTTCGATGAAATCCAAGCTGGGGACCCAAGCACACAAAAGAGCGTCTACAGCATCCTTCAAGAGCGCAGAATTGATACGTACCAAATCCACCCATTTGTAAGATTCGTAGCAGCACGGAATACGTACAGTGACGGGGGATTCGACGAAGACCTGCCTGCTCCCCTACTGAACAGGATGATGCATATCAACGTTGAGCCAGATACAAATAACTTCTTGGCTTATGCTTCAAATAAAGGTCTCTCAGCCACTATCAGAGCATTCCTTGCAATGATGCCTGAAGCAATCCACAAGTTCGATCCTGACACGATTGAGAGCGATCCAGCGTTCCCTTCACCACGTGCGTGGGAGAACCTGAGTACACTGTTCATGCATAAGCCAGTGAAGTATTCAGAGAAGGTAAAAGCTCTGGTTCAAGCCACAGTTGGGAATACTATTGGCTCCACTTTCCTGACCTTCGTAAGAGAGGCTCCTCCCTTTACTGTGAAGCAAGCCATAAATGATCCAGAGCTAATTCTTACTACAGACATGTCTGTAAGTGCTAGGTGGATACTGGCTACTGCATTAATTGATTCAGCCACTAATGACAATGCAGGTAAGGTGATCCAGTGCTTAGAGAATTTTAAGAGACCTGAGCTGATAGCAGTAACTATTTCTCAACTGCTAAGCAAGAAGTCGCTGGATTTCAGCTCACTATTGGCTAACAAAACAGTCATGGAAGTAGTGAACCAAAACACAAAGTGGATTAAGAAGACACTGTAATAGGAGAGTGCCTCATGACAACGATTGATACACATACATTGGAAAACATGGTAGGAGAAACGGTGCTGGAAATATTCCATGTACCGTTCGTATTCCATGCATTGTCTAGGTGGCCTATCAAATATGGAGGAGGCCCATATGAAAATGATCCTAAGATTTCTGGAGCTACTAACGGAAACACAATCATTCTGTATGACCAATGGTTCAAAAACTCAACAGAAGAACGACTACGTACTCTTGTACATGAACTAGGACATATCATACATGAGCATACGAACAGAGCAGAAGGGGTTGAGAAATACGAGCAGAATAAAGACATAACGAACATTGCAATGGATATTTCATTACTGGATTTCCAAGAAGAAGCAGGTGCCCCTTCTTCTCTGTGGGGTAGCTTTCCGAATATTAAGCAATTAAGGGGTCATTCATTTGAAGAAACTTTTGAAATGCTAATCCAGAACCAACCACCTGCTGCTGTGATAGATGCCTTTGCCGTAATGACTCCTATCCCTAATGGAAGTGATGGTGATGATGAATCTGATGACTCAACTCCTACCACAGGCAGTAATCCAGCTACGTTCAATGTAGAAAATGCCATTGAAGCTGCTGCAATAGCTGACCAGATACAAAATAAAAACATGGGAACCATGTCAGGAAAATGGCTAAGAAAGATACAAAAGAGCAGAACTAAAAAGATTAAATGGGACAGATACCTTACCAAAACAGCACAGAAAATGATTAGAAAGTATCCTGCACCATATCCTTCTCGAAGAGCTGTCTATGGTTTTATACCTGCAAGGTACGAAGTACCAAATATAGAGATGGTATTTGCAATGGATGTTTCTGGTTCTATTAGCGGAGAAGACATTGGAATGATGCTTGATGTCATTAAGAAGCTCCCAAGAATAGGAATAGAAATAACTCTCCTTACTTGGGACGTTAAAGTACAGCAAGTTATCAATGTTAATAAAACTGCTGACTTCAATGACATCAAGATTACTGGAGGTGGTGGAACTTCGTTGGATTTCGTATTTCAATGGATTAGAGAAAACATGAAATCCAAGAAAAGAACCATAGTCATAGCCACAGATGGATATGTAACTATGCCTATACATCAGCCCAGAGTAAATGTTATCTGGCTTATGACTCAAAACTGCAACCAAGATTTTAAGCCTTCCTTTGGAAAGATACTCAAATTGGAGAAATCAAAATGAACCATAATGAAATGGTTATTGAAATATATGACTGGATTATGAATAAGGAAGATGAACGTGGCTTAGTAGTCACAGGTGGTCCAGGGGCTGGAAAAACTCGACTTATTAAACAGCTACAGGACTATATGGATACGCTTATAAAAATTGAACGTAATCGTGCAATGACATCAGATGATCCATTTGGAGTAAAAACACCACTACTACACAACAATGATATCTTCTACACGTACACAATAAATAGCATGTCAGATGTATATGACGAAGAAGAAATCAATCACGAGAAGTGTACTGTATTCAGCTTACTTAACTTCACAGTGACATATAGCGGCAAGCTCAGATATAAAAGATCTACTATCTATGAAGCAAGAATACCAACCAGAGTGGCAAACAGTAAATCAGCGATAGTACTGATAGATGAAGCGAACTATATATCAGAAGACTTCTTTGCACTTATAGATGAGTACTATCCAGAAACCAGATTTATATTCTTTGGAGATCCAAACCAACTCAGTTTCAACGAAGATGGTGCTGGAGCAGCGTACACAAAAGGGTTTAAAGAGCTTCACCTAAGTACATTATTTAGACCAGCTAACGATAATGTACGTGAAGTATTTCTACATACTTTGGATTGGTTTAGCGGTAAGCGAGATATTAATGATCTACCAAATAACAAATCAGTTAGATACTTGACTGATGAATCCAAATTCATTGAGCAGATAAATCGCTGCGCTAAGTCCAAGTACTCCATGTCAGTACAAGCATGGAGAATTAAACGATTAGAGTATCTATTCACACAAGCTAATAAAGATACAAGCGTAAGGTGGGTATCTGAAGCACACAAGGGGAGAGTACTTGATGCAAAAACAAAGTATATATCTAATTTCGACCAGATGAGTCCTACTCAACAAAGAAATTTAGGTGCTATCAAAACGCTATGCAGCAACATCAAAACCAAGACAGGTAACTCAGTAAGAGAGCTGACAGATTCAGTGTCTTCTATGTGTAAGACATTACGGAACCAGAACAATTGCAGAATTAACTGCTACATCCCCGGAATAACACAAAAAAGGCAACCACTGGCTTTAGGCTCTATTAATGTCACAATAGTCCCATACGAATTCAGAACCACTCATTCTAGTATGGGGCTATCAGTGGATTATACATTTTTGGATTTACGAGACATCCGTGGTTGTCCTCAAACAGAAGTACTGAAACGGATGATGTTAGTTGGTTTCACGCGCCACAAGCACGGAATCACAATACTCATTTAACAGAGAATCAAGTCCATGAAAAATACAAAGATTGTTGAAGTATCTATTGATACGAACTCAATAGATCCACTGTTTTTCTTGTTACACATGGCTTACAAAGATTACATATACGATTACACTAATTATGTGCATATAGAAATAGACACCACTGCAAACAAATTACGTATAACTGCAAAATTATATTCTCCTAGCTACATGGAAGTAGCTCTAGTTCCTAATAATCCAAATGAAAGAAGAACCATTTATAGGAGTGTGCATGATTTGAAAGAAATAGCTATGAATGATACAGATTTTGGTAAAGCCTACGATACTGCAAGGAAAATATTACATTTACTGCCGAAGATGGTAAGCCAATCAGAAAATGAAGCAACTCTTTCTGTACTAGTAGGGATAGCTTATAAAAAGGAGTTGGAAAATGTGTAAACCTACTTCGGTATGCAACACAGATAACAATAACTCAACTAAGTACACTGCGTATTTATAATCCAAGCAGGAGATGAACAAATGTACGAATTGGTATCAATGCATTATGGAAAAGGGAACTGCAAGTATTGGATTATAAAATCAAGCTTAAAAGAAGAACGCAATGATCTAATAGTTAAAGCACTTCTATGGCTTATACACAAGGTTCCAAAAGACTTTCTTGTTTATGAAACCAGCCCTACTGTAATTCCGCCAGGAACTTTTCACGTAACAACAAAACAAGAATTTATAAAAATATACGCTCACTCCCGATTTGATACTCAAAATAAACGAATATGGATAATCTATCCACCACCAATTGATAACGAAACACATGAATCATTTACAACTCTTTTTCATTTGTTGAATAACAGTAGCTCAACTGATCAGTTAAATATACTCATGCAAGCTGCTGTAAATCGTGGAGAAATCAAAATATGATTGGAATACTGATAGCTCAAAAAGCAGTAACTTGGAGAACAAAGCTACTCGAAGCTTATATAGAGCCTCTTAAAAATGCTGGCGTTACTACTGAAGAAGTTAAGCTTTATGGTTTAGAGCACAATGAGAAAGGTAAAGCTACGGCTGCTATCATGAATGAGTTCATCCCTGAACTTCAAGAGCAGTTAGACAGAGACGGCATTACTCACTTACTTATCTGCTCATCTGATTACTTCAAGAGATTCGCTAAAGTCACCAAAATAACTGCACTTGCTGGGGTTCCTTTAGCCTCCCAATACGGAAATCAAGTAGTATTCAAAGGCATCCACTTTGGAGCCATGCAGCACAATCCAGCACTACTCAAGGAACACAACCTGAGTATCAGTGCTATTGCTAGTGCGTATTTGGGTCAGAGCCTTGATAAGGCCGTACTGAAAGATGTGAGCTACCCAGTAGGGTATGAAGCAATCAAAAAAGCCTTAGAGAGCCTCTCACAGCACGATACGCTTGCTGTAGACATTGAGGCTTTTGGCTTAACACTGGGACAAGCAGGTATCGGCACCATCTCATTCTCATGGGATGCACACTCAGCAATAGCATTTGCAGTAGATGCTGAAAGTGAGTACGAAGTTGTATACCAAGACGGCACAGAAGACATCCTCAGAGGAAGAGACTTGTTCAATGGAGTTCCATTTGAACTGGCTGATAAATCCTCCCTGCTTCATTGTAAGCCACTAACAGTCTCAAAGCGTATCAGACGTAACCTCCCAGTAAGAACGCTGCTGAGAGACTTCTTCACAGCGAACCAAGGCAAGATCACATGGCTGTATCACGGCATTCAGTATGACGTTAAGCAACTAGTATTCAACTTGTTCATGGAGAATAGGCTGAGTAATAACAAAGCCAAAGTAGACGGCACAGAGATCATGTGTACCAATGCCCAATGTACCATGAACTTGGCTTATCTAGCTTACAACGCTATCCCTAAACGTTCTCTAAGCCTCAAGGAGCTGTCAGTAGAATTTGCTGGTAACTATGGATTAGATGTTGAAGACATCACAACACAGCCACTTGCAGAGCTACTGGAGTACAACGCAATTGACACTTGCTGTACCTACTATCAATACGAAAAGTTGCTGCCTAAGGTACGAGTAAGGAAGCAAGACAGAATCTATAACCAGCTAATGATGCCGTTCTCCAGAGTAGCAATCCAAGCAGAGTTGACAGGGATGCCTATCAATAGAGACAAGGTACTAGCTCTGAAACAGCGCATGGAAAATGCAGTGGAACCACTGTACAGAGACCTATGCGATATGGAATGTGTGCAGCTTTGGATTGAAGAGTTGAAAGTACGTGAACATAAAGCGTACCAAGCCAGTATCAAAGGTAAAGGTAGAACACTGGAAAACTTCATTGCATGGAAAGAACCACAAGGGCTGTTTGATTTCTCTACTGGTTCAGATAGAGCCATCATTTGGATTCTCCATGTTCACTTTGGGTTGGATGTTGTTGACACCACCAAGACCGGGCAACCAGCTATTGGTGAGAAGACAATGAAAAAGCATCTCAATCGACTCTCAGAGGACTCTGAAGCTGCTCAATTCATCCACAAGGTACTAGAGCATCAAAGCATCACAAAGATACTCAGTACGTTCATCTCAGCGTTTCTCAAATACTCATACAAGGTAGATGGACAGTGGATGTTATTTGGTAACTTTAGGCAAGGAACTATCCCATCTGGAAGACTATCCTCAAGCCAACCTAACCTACAGAACATCCCATCTGGTTCTAAGTGGGGTAAAGCAATCAAGGAATGCTTTGGTTCTACAGTTCCTGACAAGATGTTCTCAGGAGCAGACTTCAATGCACTCGAAGCAGTAACTCTAGCTTTAAGAACCAGAGACCCAAACCTATTGGCTATCTATACTGATGGGTATGATTCTCATAGCTTCAATACGTTCCACTACTGGAAGCACAATAAGCTGACTGAATTGGCTAAGAAGATTGAAGCCAATCCAGAAAACAAAGTGGAACTAATCAACTCAATCCAAGATGACTACAGCAAGCTAAGAGGGGCTTCCAAGTCAGTTACCTTCGCACTGTTCTATGAAGGTACTTACATCACACTGATGAATAACTCTGGCTTTCAAGAAGATGAAGCCAAAGAACTTGAAGCTGCATTCAACGACACCTACAGAGTGTACAAAGAGTACGGTAAGAAGGTACTCAGCCATGGATCAAAACATGGGTATGTTGTATTGGCTTTTGGTTTGAGAGTAGATACACCAGCGTTACAAGGTACTGATGTAGATAATCTCAAGAGCAATGCTGCCAAGGTTGCAAGAACTGTTATCAATGCAATAGGCCAGTCATACGGCCAATTGAACCAACGAGCAGCTATAGCTCTATTCAACCGTGTATGGACTAGTAAGTATCGTTATGATATTCACCCTTCGGCATTTATCCATGACGCCAATTATTTCTTCAGCGTCTCAGATAAATCAGTGCTGTCTTGGCTTAATAAGCATGTCCCTGATGTAATGAGTTGGGCTGGTTTGCCTGAACTCAAACATTCCACAATCAAACTTGGAGGCGAATTTGAGGTGTATCCAACATGGGCAACACCACAAACAATAGACGATGATTGACACAATATTCCTATCTGGAGTTCCTGCAACAGGTAAGTCTTCCTTTGCACGGAAATTCAAAGAGTACTACTCAGGCACTACTAAAATCGTTATACGTAAATTGGTACCACGAATAGCTTCCCTATCTATGGAATCACAGCATGAACGATATATGTATGCCATAGATGAGATGAGAAACATTATTAATAGACCAGTGCGTAATGATCAGGTACTTATCGTTGATCGTAGTGGGCTGGACTATGCAGCTACAACATTGGCGTTTTGGGAAACTCTAGGTAACAAACCATCAGATCTTGCGCAGGCAGGAGTTAAGCGTGAGCTAGAACTTGCCGCACGAGACAACTCTCAAAGAGCTGTGCATCTTATTGTCCCTATGGCTTCTACAACGTTACAGGAAGTTCTTGGAGATCCAGTTCGTATGGAGCTTCTAGGGAGAGGTGGAATAACAGAAGATAACTTGAGTGAGTTCTTGGAATTAAACCAAACTTTACTAACTCATCTGGCACATAACCATATCCGACATAACATAATGGACTACACCCAATTCAGAGGTAAAGATTTTGGGTGGCAGGACAGATTACTAAAAACCTTCAATCTAATACTAAGAGAGGTATGAACTTATGAAGCACTTGTTAACACTCACGGCAGCTACTCTGCTAGTACCCAGCGCATACGCACTCACTGGTACTGAAAATACCTGTTGGGAGCATGTAGGTGATCTGAATGATACAGTAGATTACGACATTCCAGTGTATATAGAAGCCAGCACAGACATCCCTGCATTCACTATTTGCAACACTCCGCTAACTGACAAGATAGTAGTAACAAAACCAGTACAGGCATGCCCTGAAGGTACCAATAAGAAGATACGTATCTGGGCTAATAACCCAGTAAGTGATGAAACCAAGGCCGCATGGCATTGGGAACCTTCTGCATCATATTTAGAGGGGGAAGTGCTGAAGCTTACTTATCAAAGTAACGATGCGTCCGTCCCTCCTCAGACATTCACAATCGATACAAACACAATCCAGTACAACACATGGACACCATTTGATCTGACAATTCAAGATAATGGGGCGGGAGGACTACTAATTGCTTCTACGCTATCAGACTCCAATATTGGAGAGAGTACTATCCCACTTGTCATTGGCTTAACGAAAGACACAAGTATTCCTGTTATCTGTGAGAAATCACCTACAGGAGAGCCAGGAGAACCAAATGTACCTACGCCCAATCCAACAACTCCTAAGCCAATTGAAGTAACTCCTGAGTACGGGGTCAATCAGTTTGGAGGGGGTAGTCCATCTGTACTGTTTCTATTAGCCCTGGCTGCTCTGATTCCATTGAAAAGTACTAGGGCGGCAGACATCTTCGTTACTGGCTCTGTAGGGGCAGCTAGGCTGGCTCCTATCAACAATATAACTGGCTCAGGGGAAGACTCTATCGTTCCAATGATAGGAGCCGGTATTGGTTTATCTGAAAGCAACTTTAGTGTCGAAATCAGAGCATACAAACCATTGATGGATGCTGCTATTAATGGCCATGACAATATTGGCTACCAAGCCATTGGGTTGGTTCTGGGATATAACATCAAAGGTGTATTTGCTGGATTCAATGCTCAACTTGTAGATACATCAAGAGAAGATTTTGTAATTGATGGAGCCAAAGGAATTGGCTACTCAGCAGGGATTGGTCCTGTGCGGTACACATACCTTGCTCAGGATTTCCAAATCCTATCCTACGACTTCAAATACGTACGCAACAGCTCCAAAGAAATAGTGCTGGATACTCCTCCCACTATGCCTGTGCAGTTTCAAGCAAAAGTGGAGGAACCAGTACCAACGCCTGAGCAATTCACTCCTGGGCTGCATCTACTGGTTCTATTCAACTATGACAATGCAGAACTTGACTCTGCGGATTACGAAGCCATCAAACACTACCTACCTATGATAATGAACAGTAACAAGAATATTGTTATCACTGGCATGTGCTCAGAAGAAGGTAGTGAGGAATACAACGATGCCTTAGGACAACGCAGAGCACAAGCAATGGCAGATGCGTTGATTTCATTTGGCATTGACAGGAATCGACTGATTCTTGTGTCGGTAGGTGAAAGAGAGCAGTTGTCTCTTGATGATCCTGAACTCAATAGGAATGTCACAGTCACGTTCCAGCAGTAGCATCATATAACCACTCTTGTAATCAAGTAGCCCGAGGAGAGCCACATAATGTCAAAGGTATCCATACAAAATCCAATAGTCTTGGTAGATGCTGATTCACTCGTATATCAGCTATCTTGGTATTTGGATCAGATAGAAGCTTTTGCTGAGAATGAGGATTGTATGGATGCCGAAGACTACCCTGCAATCATTGATAAAACAGTAGATACAGCTATCGAAAGGCTCATGGATGAGCTTGGTTCAAATAACCTACAACTGCACTTCACTCTAGGGGAAAAGAATAAACGAGTAGCTATCCAGAGACTCGGATACGAACTTTCAAGCCAATTCAGACAATGCTTGCCTCTCCCTATTGATACTGGTGGGTATAAATCCAACAGGAAGAGCAGACCTGTACCAAGGATGTATATCCCGCTATACGCTTCATTCTCACGGTATAGCTATTCCTTCTACCATGACAAATACGAAGCCGATGATGTCATCCAGCTACTCACCAAGACGGCTCACAAAGAAGGTAAGCCTTGCATTATCGCATCCAACGATAAGGATGTGTACAAAGCAAATCCAGTACGTAACTTCAGATATGACAAGAGGAAAGAGTGGACTCAGCAAACCAAGGAGTTTGCTAACTACTTCCACTTTGAACAATGCATTACAGGAGATCCTGTTGATGGATTTGGAGGAGTACCAGGCATTGGCCCTGCAAAAGTAGGCGATTGGGTCAATGTAAATAACACCCCAAAGGAAAACTGGGATGGAGTAGTAGCTGCATTCAAATCCAAGGGACTTACTATGGATCATGCTATCTGGACAATGAGAATGGCTAGTACTCATCAGCTAGTCATCAAGAATAAGCGGATACAAGTTGATTTATTTAATCCGCATATCAAAGAACATCTGGAGCCATTCTGGAAGTGAGTAGTGTTTATGATCTTGTGTACTGTAAAGAGAATCTACTATATAAAATCAAACACCTACCTATTTGGATTCGCAAGTCTAAGAAAGGGAAACTATACCCAATCCATCTGAATGGTTTTACTAATTACAACAACAGATTCACTCAGAACACACTGAAACAAAAATACAAGTACAGTGTCAACCTGCCTCCTAAGCCAGATAAGCCATATACAGGAGTAGTGACCTGTCTTGTGGTGTATCACAGGCCCAACAATAGACGCTCAGACGTGCATAACATGTGCACAATGATAGCTAAGTTTGTTTTAGATATTTTGGTTAACGAGGGGTACTTGGAAGATGACAACTACAAGTACCTGACTGATATCCATTTCACAATCTCAAGCAAAATAGGCAGCCCACTTAAACATGGGCACGCCGATCTGTACATCTTCAAGAAAGGAGCATTACCAAATGCCTGAATTCGCAGCTAACAAGCTAAAATACCATGAACCAACAGAGGTACTGGTTCAACATCTATTAAAGAAAGCCAACTCACAAGATGAGCTGTTTGCCAGAACAGTCACCTATTTCTATCTAGCAGTAGCAGCATCAGTAGTGAATACGAAAGTATGTATGCCTGGGAACCATAAGTTTCCAGTCAATATGTTTGCTGTCTGCCTGAGTCCTTCTGGTTCAGGAAAAGGAATTATGACTTCTGAAATGGAGGACACTATCCTGAAAGATTTGAAGAATAACTATACCAATACCTTCAGAGCTTTCGCAGAAGATGTGATAGAGGCCAGATCTAATGCTATGCAAAAAGAAGGAACACCTCAAGATGAAGCCTTAGCTAAAGCTAGAAAAGAAGTAACTTCTTTAGGTATTCCACCCCTGTTTACTGATGAAGCCACTCCTACAGGCATCAGACAGGCCCAGATGGCTTGTGCAATGACAGGGTATGGCTCTATCAACGTAACAATTGATGAAGTATTCAGCGTCAATGGGGCTGATGGGCAGTTCTTACAAAGACTGATCATTGCCTATGATCAGGGCAATATGAAGGATAAGCTAATCAAGAACACAAAGGATAATGAACGAGTAAACACACAATCCAAGCCAGTGCCAGTAAACCTTCTACTATTTGGTACTGGTGCTCACCTCCAAAACCCAGATACGCATTCTAGCTTCATGCATACGCTTACAGCAGGTCTTGGGCGTAGGGCACATATTGTGTACAACGCAGAAGCTAATAGGCCTTCTACGACGCCTGAGGAACGTGTGAAGGCTCTCTATGACACAGGAGATCCAGCTACTCTGGAAAGCATGACAAAGCATGTGAAGTCGATGACTAATCCACAAAATATCGGCAAAACAATCTATATAGAAGATGACTTAATGAAGTACATCTTTGAATACGACGCTCTATGTGCTCAAAGAGCTGCTCATATGCCTTCTGAGTACCGCAAAACAGAAATGCAACATAGACTCATGAGGATCGTAAAAGGAGCTGCTGTACTTGCTGCTTATGACGGCGTAGGTACTATGGAGCGTGAGCATGTTGATAGCATCATCAAACTACTTGAAGAAGCTACTCCTCATGTTCAACATGTAGATACTTCAACCCAGCCTCATGAACTAATCGCTACTTACTTAGCCAAGCTATCTCACCCAGTGACCATGGCTCAACTTATGTCTGCGTTGCCTTGGTTCAAAGGATCTGAGGCTGTACGTAAGGAAACCATAGAATTGGCTACTGAGTGGGGACTATCAAACAACATCATTCTACGTCAGCATAAGAAACCAAATGGAATTGTGGTGTACTCAGCCGAAGAGATCACTGAAACAAATATGGACAACCTCCATTTAGCTATAAGTAATCACCATACCTACGGCTATAAGAACATTCGTGGATCACTCAAAGCCATAGGAAAGCGAATAGTTACCCAAGGGTTACATTGGATTACGCATCACCTCAGTGAAGAGAGCCGTTCTGAGAAAGCGTGTATTCCAGGATTCAACTTCATAGTACTGGATATTGATAATGATTCTACTGGACCATATGTACCACGTAAGGTAGCTGAAGAACTGCTTGGGCAATACATGTTCATTAGCTATGAAACCAAAAGCAGCAAACCAAACCACGAAAGATACAGAATTGTATTAGTTACAAGCCACTTCATGAAGCTGGATGCTGAAGCCTACGCTGAGATGATGAAGAAGATTTATGACTTCATTCCATTTCAAGTTGATAGGGCTACAAACCAAAGATCAAGAAAGTGGCTTGGACATGACTCGAATATCAAGCTCAACAAAGGAACTGAACTATTCAATATCTTGGAGTTTATTCCGGATAGTGAAGCAGCAGCCAACCTTGAACATGAACGTAAGACACTGAAAGCCTCAACACGGTTAGAGCATTGGTTCTTACGTCAGATCATCAAGGGAGCGCCAAGAAACAACACACTATTCAGATACGCGGCTGTGTTGAATGATAGCAATATGTCAGTAGCAGATATTGAGGCTACTGTACGAGAACTTAACAGCAAGTTACCAAGTCCACTAAGTGACAAGGAACTTGTATCTACCATTTTCAAATCAATCAAATCTAAAGGAGCCAATAAGAGTGCCGTATGACATGAAACCAAAGAAGTACCGCATTGAGATGACGGTACACCCAATCGGAAACACACATGACTTCATCGACAACACGAGGAACCAAGATGACAACCATGACGTACAAACCACCAATTCTGATCAGCGGTCCACCGGGAGCAGGAAAAACATCGTCTCTGATGTCCCTGAAACCAGAGCTGGCAAAAAGAACTCTACTCATTAACCTCGATGACAAGGATGTTCCTTGGATTGGTAAAACCCATTTCAAAGATATCCGACCTGATTGTGTAACTCAGCTACCTACCATCTTGAAAAAGGCAGGTGAATCTGGATTGTTTGATATGGCCGTATTGGACACTATCAACACGCTAGCTGATACGTATGCACGTAATTTCATAAATGCCAAAACACCTCAACGCAAGGTAGTAAATGGCAAGATGAAAACCAATGAACGGTACGTAGCATCAACTGAGAAAGTTGATGTGGAAGGCAACCCTTACGAAGTTGTAGATTCCAGGGCAGGTTGGGGGTACTACTCAGCACTTCTAGAAGATACTATCTCTGCTGCTAAAAAGAGTGGTATGCAGGTAGTTGCCTTCGGTCATCTGGCTTACAAAGGTGACGAAGATGGAGAGGAATTCAAGTACCGCTGCAACCTTCAAGGTAGGCTAGGTAAGGTAGGAATAGAGAAGCTGTTTACAGTAGCTTGGCATTCTAGCCTGATGCCTCTTGGTGCTTTAGAGGATCAAGATCACAAATTCCTCGACAAAGTGGAAACCATCCCAGCTACTAACAGTAGGCATGTATTCCAAGTACAGCTAAATGCTGACACTGCGGATACACATCTTATCCGTTCACCTGCGGGAATGTTCCCCCCCAATGTAACTTTCATCAACAACGATCTAGATATGGTATTCGACCATATTCAAGAACTATTCCAATAAGGAGACTCAAAAAATGGCAGTAAACCCATTTGCAATTGAAGACGACTCACTCGCAAAACAGGCAGTGACATCTGACGCCAAGACATTCGGTGTACCTGAGACAGGAGTCTATCTGGCTACTGTACAGAAAGCGTACATCCGTAAGAACGCTTACGACGATACTAAGCAGGAAATGGTACTAGAGCTTGAGATTGATACTGGCTCAACAGTTACCTTTTACCTCACTGTCCTAGAGAACAAGAAGCCATACACCGTAAAGGACGGGAAGAAGGTTCTATTACGTGATTACGTGAAAGCCAATAAAGTGTGTATTGCAGCTACAGGAAAGACACTGGCTGAATTGTTCCCTGACATCAAACCGACAGTAATCCAAGTTTATGACTTCGATGCTGGTGCTGAGGTACCAAAGAAACTTCCTGTGATCGGTCCACTAGTAGGAACCGAACTATATGCAGGCATTACCCGCCGCATCAGTAATAAGTACAAGCAAATTGATGGAAAGATGGTTGCACAGGCAGAACGTAAAACATCTGCCATTCTGAGCATTGTTGCCAATCTGGATAAGGCAACTCCATATGAGCTGGAGAATGATGCGAGCAACCCGGGTACTGAGCTGGAAAAATGGGAAAAAGCTAATGCTGGTAAAGACTGGGACCAGTATAAACCACTGAAAGGAGCTAGCAAGCCAGCACCTCAAGAACCCAGCACATCTACCAATTCTGAATTGGTAGAAGACGATGACGAAGGATTCGATTTCACCTAACCCGTCTACCTGCCCATCCTTGAATTCTCAGGGGTGGGATTCAATCAACCATGAGGAGATATTCTATGGATTTAGCAATCCATCAAACCCTGTCCGCCGAAATGTCTATTGAGAGTCTAGTATCTTTAGCTCTCAGCGGCATTCCTGAATTTCAGAAGTACATCAACAGTGAAAGTAGCTCTATAAGGGCTGAGATCAGTGAAGACCAGACTTCAGTCTATATTGAGGTTACTGTACCTGTTAACTTTGGTGAGGATACTTCTGCTGATGTTTCTGAAAACTCGGCCACTAAGAGTCAACTTGATTTATTCGACGAAAATGAAACTGAGAAATCGGAGAAGGATGAAACATCTACTGAGCAAAAACAGGAAGCCAGTAGAAAACGTATACGACGAACCAAAGCTCACATCGAACTTGCAAAAAAAGCAGAAGAACTGACTGGTAAGAAGATTGATGTTCATCTGTCTATGGAAGAAGTACAAGCCATCATTGATGAGTACGAAGCTTCTGAGGAGCCAGAACTAGATGCTCTCCAAGAATCTCAGGAAGAACCCCCTGAAAATCCATTCTTGGATGATGATGACGATGATAACAGCCTGTTAGCTACTTCTGCTGAAGATGCGGTCTCTCAGTTAATAGAGGCCACTTCTACCGCTGAAGATAGCAATGAGGAAGATACCGACGAAGACGATATGTTCTCATAGTGACTCTGCTGCTGATTGTATTATTGCTGCTGCTATTTGTAGCAGCAATGGCTTATAGCTTCAATCTTTGGTTTCAAGTATTTGGCATTGCTCTAGTAGCAATGTTAGTACTTGTAGCAGGAGTAATGCTTAGCTGCATCATTGTGTACTCTGTAAGTGCTAATAGGATATATGTCATGTTTGCGAAACGAAATCCGAATATGTTTGTATGCAGCCTGAATACATTATCTAAATCCAAATTCGATGAACTTCATGGGAGATGGATTAAGAAACCAGAAGAAGCACTGTTTCCTGTAAGAGGCTCTGAATCAGTCGTAAGTGTGTATGCCAAAGACACGCTCATCTTCAAACACAATCGTTTGCACGCAGTAAATGGCATGCGTGTATTTCCTTCTTGAAAGGTGCTGGGGGAGTTTTGATAGCTCCCCCTTACCTACTTATCAAAATACTTGTTTCAGTGCATAGAACAACGGTAACTGGGTTACTGTATCTATAGCTTCATCTGGAGTAACTGTCCTTCCTCCTCCCAATGAAATCCCAGTCAACATTTGCGAATCCGCAATATCAGGCAAATCCCCAACTACTGCTTGAGCCAACTGCAACCCAATGAATCGATCAGGACTATCAGCCAATGTTCTTGCAATAATTCTCTGAGTCCTTAGTAAGAACTTAGTGTACATATACAAGCCAGAATCATTCAGGAACTGGATACCTCTAGATGTATTGGGAGCATAGTCTACGAATGTATCCATAATTTCATCTACATGCTCCCTGGGGCTTTTCGATGGTTCAGTCTTGCGTAGATGATTAAACAGTACATACCGAGCCAGTACATCACTGTAGGATGTTGCTAGCCTAATGTTGTTACCTAGTTTTGTACTAGGGGATAGCATCATTAAAGCACCTGCCTTACGTGCCCATGCAGGTGCTTTCTCACCAGCTACATTCAATTTATCAGCCAACCTAGGACTTACTAGCTTGAGAGTCTCTACGCCAACAGGAGCATCCCCAAACTCACTGGATGACAGGTCTTCTACGATAGGCTGAAAGATTCCTTCATTGATCAATGGATGAATACCCAAGCTTTCCATCCTAGTCCTTTTACGATCAATCTGTCTCTGTATTGTAGGGCTTACATCCCCAGCTATCTGCTTAGCCTCAAGAGCTGCAATCTCCTTTTGCAACTTTAAGTGAATCTTGATCTGCCGCAATCCTTCTACCTGCCCTCTAATGGCATCTTCAAAGTCAACTCCCTTCAATTTCAGCAACAGCATGTTACTCATTTGGTTGCCTAGTACGACTGCTGGGGTAAACAGAATAGTTTTGGATTTAACGTCAGATATAACTGTTTCCCATAGCTTTTGGCCGATAACAATAGACTTGACTACTGGTCTTGGTAACTTCTTCTTGGTAACTCTCTCAATCTCTTGAGCCACTGAAAGTTTCCTGAATCCAAGCAATAAATTGAGCTGCTCCTTCCTCACATACATCTCACCATTAGGAAACAACTCGTTGGCTTTATCCTTCATATGCTTAGGCATCGTACGGGCAAACTCAGCTACCTGCCTATTCTTGCTATTAGTAGATACCTTGATCCATTGCTTTGGATTCTTGGCATACTTCCTTTCCCAATCAGCGTAAACCATGTCTATAGCTTCGAGGTTGTACTTCTCTGTCCTATCCTCACGCATGATCCTTCCAGCTTCGCTGCCTATCAGCTCATGTGCTTGCCGATTCTTGTCTATATGTTTGTTCTGATCCTTTTCAGTAAGCCTCAGCTCATACCCAATCAATTTACCGTTACGATATCTCTTAAATAAGCCATCAGTGGATTTCATCTTATTGGCTTCATCGAAAGATATGAAAGTACCTGGTCTCCTACTCTTATCAGTCAAGCCAAACAATCCCTTGGAATAATCCATAGAAGCTACGTAGCCATTTCTGAATACTCCATATCCATTCCCAAGATCACGCAGAAGAATATGATTATTCTTATTCTTCTTGCTGGTTTCCATGATTCTTACTTCTGGGTCAAAGATCCCTATATCACCAGCAATCATATTTAGAGGGTCTCCCTCGTATCTGCCTGCAATCTCTTTCTCCTTGTTAGCAGCTACGATTTCAAGCATCCCTTCAATGCCTACACTCTCTTCTTCCATCATGTCTTTGATCATGCCTTTCTTTTTATCTGACAAGTACCCATAGGACTCTACGAAGTACATGACGCCTATTTGATTCACAATGCTATTCAGAGTAGGAGTGTCCTTCAGAATATCTTTACCAAGCGTACTATAAGCAATGGCAGCTATATTTGGTTCAATCTCTCCAGTAACTGGCAGTCCCTTAGTAGCACGAACCAAATCTATTACTTTCTGCTCAATAATATGCACATCTTTTTTAGATACTCCATTAGAACGAATGTCTTCTACTGCACTACTCCGATATTCATCTGACTTATCGTTAGATACAATATCTTTCAATCCATCTAAACCAATAGCTCGCTCAGCTACATACGCATCTGTCCTCAGTAACCCATCTGTAAGAGCTTTCCATTGCTTATTAGTTAGTTTCTTATTAAACAATTCAGTGATGACTTGAGAGGTTGCCTGAGTGGTTCTAATAGCTGCTGAGTCCACATGCTCATTCACATAACTCAACATTCTATGGAATGGTCTGGTTACCTTATTAGGACCAAGCATCTCCCTTGCTGCATCTGCCAATATTCCGTGGTGTTCCTTAACCAGCCGATCGCCTAACTTGCCTAGCTGAGTGGTGTACTCACTCCTAAGCAATCCAGCAGGTAAAGCCAAAGCCTTCTTCCAATCAGGCGCTCTGTCAGTAACACTCTTTTGCCACTCAACTATTGGCTCTACAATCTTCTTGTTAACCTCCTTGAATGCTTTATTCTCAAGTCTCTTGTACAGAGTCTTGTTAGATGCTTCTGCTGCTTGTTGGAAACGTCCTGCAATGTTCTCAAGTTCTACACCAATAGTAGAAGGACTCTTACTCTCATAGCTCTTCCATCTACCTAGTAGAGCCTCAAATATGCTCCTGAGAAGATTCAACAGTGTCTTTGGTCTGCCCTTGGTCTTCTTGGTTTCAATGCGATTAAGCACTCTTCGTACACGAGCATTGGTTAAACCAAAAGTAGCAAATTCATGTACATCAGAAGTGATGTAGTCATACAACTGTTTAGCTGCATTGTAGGCTTCTTCTGGATCAGGATGACTCTTATCCATTAATGCTTCAGGAGTGAACTCCTCACTAGCAATAGCTTCATCCATAAGCTTACTGACCTGATCCAAAGACAATGAATCCTGTCTGAATCCCTCTTCCCATAACGGGTGAGTAAACTCATGCAACATGATCTCAGCATCACTCATATCAGTAGCTAACTCACGTACAGCAGAATTTCTCTTAATGAAAATATTCTTACCCTTAGCTGCTCCACCTCTTTCATACCTACTATTTTGTACAGCTACTGTGAGGCCACGTACTCTCTGAACCATTGGAAGAATATGCTTACCGAATATTTCATCCATGTAAGCTGCATCTTCCTTGGTATCTCCAATCTTCTGCCCTGCCTTTGTCTGCGCCCACAGCATAGAAATACTGCTCATGGTTACAGGAACAGACTCTCCTTTTTTGAAAGTATCCAGATTAATCCTTCTAGCTGAGCTTCCATGTACATTGGATTCTTTGACTTCATAAGCATTACCTATAGAGTCATACTGACCAGATACACTCACAGCCTGATTGAATTGGCTTCTAGCTTGATTGATACGATTGGACATGCTCTTGGCATCAACTAGTAGCTTATCCAGCGTATCACCTACAATAGGACTATCAGGATGATCATTAAGCTCCTCAAGGAACCTATTGATCTCACCTGTAAGTTCAGGGCTATTAAACTTTTTGCTAGCCTCTATGAGTCTCTCAAGCTGGTTAACAGCATTCTCCATCATGGAGTTGTCTTGCTGATAAGTCTCCCATACTTTGTTGATCTTCTTAGACGCTTCAGCATCTTTCATTGGATCATTCAACTGAGCATCGAATAGATCATATGAGCTACCTTCAAGCTGTCTGTTAGTAGCTGACTCTTGGTTGATATTCAAACCAATAGCCATCCTCAAACCAATCTTAGAACTAGGTTGCTTAACGTATATAGAGGCTTTAGCTGACTTCACTGGCTTGATGCCAGTATCTACAAGCTCTCCATCTACGAAACCAAACTCACGTACAGGAACGGTATATCCGGGCCTTCTACTGTCTCCTGAGTAGTCATTCTGTACGTACCCACCTTGAGCATCTTCCATTGGTTTACGATCAACTACATCCAAAATGAATGATGACCTATCAGCATCACTATCAGGTGTCTTGGCTCCTACATAAATTCCTTCATCAGCAAGCTCCTGCATAATTTTTTGACGCTCACCCTCACTGAGTACAGCACCTCCTTTTTTCTCCATCGCAGCATTGATACGTTGCTGAGCAATGTGCTTAACAATAATGGCTTGAGCTTGTCCAATAATGTTCAGAGACTTACCTCCTGTCTCTGTAAACTTACCCGCTGCTTCAAAATACCCATCAGCAAGTATTGAACCAAGACCATCTACTATGACTTGTATTGCTTGAGCTTCATGTTCTTTACTAAAAGGCTCTCTCGCTGTGTCCCACGTGTAGGCAGGTATCTCAGGGTTAACTTGCCTTAGAAATGCATTCATACGCTTAGCAGCAGTCTTGAATGCTCTAAGATCAGCATCATTCGAATCATTGTTAATCACAGCAACAGGGGACACCTTTGATGCCAATTCAGCCAACTCAGCTCTCATGGAATCCAACATATCTCTAGCAACACCTTCCTTTGCTGCCTTGTCTCCTGACATGTAGTTCTTAGGCAATACGTAGGACTTACCAATTTTCCTTGCGCCCTTGGTTACTTGATTAGTCCCCTCTACTACGAACTCAGGAATGATGTCCTTAACAGCATAAATAGCTAACTCTCTCTTGAGTTCAGCAATCAACGACTGGTTCCGTTTATTAGCTGACTTGGCTTGCTCATTCTCAAGACGTATGCGTAGATTGGTAACATCCTTGGGAGTCATCTTGTTAGCGGCTGTAACTGCTCTATCCATAGCATCAGCAGTTTTGATAATCACCTTCTGGTATACGTCATACCCACCATCAGCTAGATACTCTCCGTAGGATTGGTACTTACCTCCTTCAATGTACATACCGCCTGCATTCGCAAAATCCAATACTTCAGCACTGAAACTATTTGGATCATTAATTGCTTCTTTGGCATCAAATTCAGACATCACCTGTCTTAACATGGACATAATTCCGTTTGATATACCATCTACTTCGATGTAGCTATAAGTTGTTATCGATGCATCTGGGTTGCCTGATTCAAGCGCAGTACGGATATTTGCTACATCCATTAAAGCAAGCCAAGAGTGTCCTTCTTCACCAAGCTCATCCACTGCTGCTGTAATGTCTTCTGGCTTGTAAAAGTCATCTCTCAGAAATGCCTGCATAGCCTGTATTCCCTTCTCTATTACAGGATCAGATGCAGTGTATGTACCATCGGCATTCTTGATAGCAAATCTATCCATGAACTCTCCTGTAGGATCACTCTCCATCCGCACACGATCCAAACCAAGAGGCTCTATGAAGGATTTCATAATGGCCTCCATAGATTTGGTATCGCTCATCGGGAATGTATGAGTGGACTCAGCAGGAGTGAAGATATTCCTGTGTATCTTGCTTCTCTGAATACTTAGATCTTGAGCGTTATCCAACGCACGACCAAATGTACTTATCTTGAATGGAAAATAGATTTCTTTCTTTCTGGCTTGATTTAACTCACGTTGTAAACGTTCCCTGTCTTTAGGGTCAGTAGCCTCATCTCTAGCTTTAGTGAGTTCTTCTATGGTTTGGTCTTGCTCTGAAAGCTTATCCAGTACAGCATCCAGATCACGGATAATCGCTTCATTCTTGGCTAGCTGACCTTTCACCTTATCAAGCGGTAAAGAAGGAATATCACCATCTCTAGTGGGTTCTACGTACCCGAACATCTTGGCAATAGCCATCCTTCCTTCTTTAAGATCCATCATCTTGATCAGTGGATTGGCTTTGAAAGCTACTTGTTGCAGTTGGTTCACATGATCCAACTCAGCTTCACTTAGTTGCCCATAGCTATTATTACGAGTAGGACGATCCTTAATATCCTCTGGCTTACGCATTTTGAATGGCTTATAGCTCGTAGTACGAGTTATTGGTTTCTTACCAAAAGCCAGCTCCATGTACTTCTTGTATATTTCTTTAGATTGATTCGTCTTCTTCCTGATCTTGTAAGCCAATAGATTGTTTACACGTACCCTACCTGATTGATCCATTACAGGACGTTGATACTCATCTCTCTGAATATTGAGACTGACATACACAGGACTGGCTTCCATGGATACAGAAGCAGTCTCAGTAAGTTCAGCCATCAACTCAGAGGGAACTCTGTTGAAGTGAATGATTGGCTCTCCTTTCTTATCCTTGATATTAGCCATAGCAGACAGCATGGATAATCCAATAGAACCAACTAGCCTCTGTCTGAATCCAGCATCAGGTACATCGGAGTTAAGATCAATACCAAGCCCTTCCAGTACACGATTGCCCAACTGTTCAGCTAACTTAGATCTCAGCTCTCCCATGTCTCTAAGAGCATCCAGTACAGAAGGAGTAATGAAGTCTGATTTGATGTCTAATCCAAGAGATGCATACACCTCTTTGTCAGTCTTCAATACACTGGCTACGCTTTTATCAGCAATCCATTCAACAGCAGTGTGCAGCATTGCATTACGTAGCTGAGGAGCCAGTTCATTCTTCTCATTTAGAAACAAACCAATAGGACTGGTAGCTAACTTATCCAAAGATAGCTTTCTACCTATCACGTAGTTAGCTGAATTCTGGAATTGCTTGAATAGCTCCTTCTTCATTGCAGGACCAAGTTCACCAAGCAAATCTGCCCTGAATGCTTCAAGGCCAGTATCTCCAACATCCTTGAGATAATTACCGATAGCAGTCAGTGAAGGTAGAGCCAACAAACCAGTAGGATTCTTCCTCCCCTTCAAGAAGTAGTCAGTAGTAAGTTGTTTACCCGACTCCATCAGCTTCTTCAGTCCCGGAGGCATATACCTACGAGAACTTATCTGCTTCATCAGGATAGATACGTTCTTCGTATGGGACTGTATTGTTTTCACCATAGGAGTTGCTTCCTTGGAAGTCTCCTTGGCTACCTTCTCAGTCTTCGTGAGATCCAGAACAGGCTTAAGATCAGCTATATCAGCATTATCTTCTGGATCTTGATTCTGAGCTTCTTCAAATGCAGCTTTAATGTCAGCTACAAGAGGATCTTCAAGCCATTGCTCTTTGGTTTTTTCTTGTTGCTGTTTAGCATCCTCAGTATCTTTTTTGATTTCTTCGGGTGTAGGCTCAGCTTTAACCTCGTCACCGAGTACATCTACCTTTGGCTTCTCTTTCTTCTTCTTGGCTTTCTTAGCTACTGGCTTTTCTTTTGGCTTATCCTCAACTTTCTTAGCATCCACCTGTGTCTTAGTAGGAGCAGTATCAGCCTTATCTGTGGTCTGTACTTCAGCATTAACAGGTGCTTTATCTTCTTTCTGGGTAGCAACATTGTCTTCCTTCTTCTGATTCTGCTTAGGAGCATTAGCAATATCAGAAACTTTTTTACCTGTCTCTTTTAATTGCTTCTCCAACGCATCCTCAAGTATTGGTTCATTGTTCTTCAACTTGTTGTGTAGCTCATCTCCCATCTTAGCTACTTCACCAATCATCTGAACTTCTTGCTCAATGACCTTGATAAAGTTACGTACCTTACCTGGATTATCTACAACAAAGTTTGGTTCTTTCTTGGCTATGTTGCTCTTGAAGTAAACAGGTACAGGATTGCCACTTTCTTCATATGCATCTACAGCCTCTTTCAGCTTATTTAGCTTGTCAGTTTGAGAAGCCAGAAAGCTATTAACCTCAGCTCTTGCATAAGCCAAAGCCTCTGGGTTCTTACTGATACCCGCGACAGCCAAAGCCTTCATATGAGTCATAAGTCCTTTCTTACCTGATGCATTCTCTCCGTCTTGAAGTACCTCTTTTCGTACATCATCAGCAGTCTTATTATCTTCCTCATCACGAGTGTTGATGTAATCCAGTACTTTTTTGTACGACTGAACCAATGGACTCTTGGCTGTGTCCTGTTTGGTTACTTCAGGTGCTGATCCACGAATAATATCTGCAAGTAATTGATCTCCTTTTTCCTGATAGATAACGCCTGCCTCTACCCTTTCATTCTTAGGCAGAGAATCAACCTGTGTACTCAGTACATCAATCCAAGCTTCATACTGATCCAATAAAGCAATAGCTGCTTCAGCTTTGTCTCCTTCCAGTTCTCCTTTAGTCATTGCTTCTTGCATCTGAGCTACAGTCTGCCCATAAATAGTCTGCATACGAGACTGCACGGCCAGTGTAATAGCTGCTCTCTGAACCACCGGGATGTCTTGGTTCTTGAGTACAGCAATAACTTCCTCTGGATTAGTAACATCAAGCTCTTGAGGCACCGCAGGTTCAGCAGGAACGGTTTCTCCGGTCTCAGGAGACTCTACCTCCGCAGTATCAACGAACGCCTGATCAGCAGCCATGGAGGCTTCTGTAACAATATCTACAGAAGGAGTAATGATGCGTTTCTGAAGATCTTCTTCAGTAAACTCTCCTTCAAGCACTGCTCTCGTATTGGCAATATGCTTAACTACAGCATCTCCCTGCCCTTTGTAGATCATCTGCTTGATAGCTTTCTCTACATCCTTAGGAACCTCAGTAGGATACTTACCTGTCTCTGGATCAGGAGGAACCATTCCAGGCATCACCTTCCCTTTGAAGTGAACATTCCCTTCTTCATCAATAGTGAACTTGTGCCCCTTCGCAACGTCATTGACACGCTGGTACATCTTCACTGCTTTCACAGTGCCGTCCAGTACATCTCCGGGAATAGATGGAATACCTTTAGTAGCTACTTCAAGCACAGCCCCAGGAGCTTTTGCTTGCGCCCCTTGGAGAAAAGATACTGCCCATGCTTTCTTATCGAAGTCCCCTTGACGCTGCCTAGTACCGAGTTGAGTAATGGCTTCTACAGCTACCTCATCCAACCCATTAATACCTGTACCTGCCATCTCAGCTAGTACTTTGCTAGCAAACTGTCCAGCTTTTTTGGTAGTGGCTTTACTGAGCATCTCAGACATTGCCTTACCGCCTGGTCCAGTAAACATAGCAATGCCTAGTAAATCCACAGCAGAAGCTACTACAGATAGATCTTTGATCTTTTCATACTCTTCTGGGGTAGGAGCTTCACCTTTATTCAGCTCAGTGAATTTGGTTTCCATTTCAGTGAGCTTGTCTTGCTGTAAACCAACGATGTTGGCTGCTTTGAAAGCAGTATTAAGGGCTTGAGGACCATTAGCTCCTTTAGGCAGATTCTTTACGAATCCAGCAAGTTTCCCTACGAAACCAGTACCTTCTTCAACAGCACCTTTCTTGTTAAACATCGTTGCTGCTGCTAAACCAATAACATCAGCAAACGCACTGGCTGTAGCTGTCTTCTCTTTAGTTACTACGTCATATAATGTAGACGCAGCTTCACTTACTACTCCTATGTAATCTCCTTTCTCGCCAGCCTTAACCATCCTTTCAGCACCAGCATCGAGAATCTCCATGGCTGCTTTGTCACCATATGCGTTGTGCATAGGCACATACTCAGCTCTGCCAGTCTTGGCGTTAACTCTAAATCTGTCTTGCTGATCGTTACGCCCTTCTGTCCCTAGTACTGTATCTACTGGGTTAGCAATGGCTTTAGCAGCAGTTTCCTGTTGCTGTTTAACCTCACTGTATCTTTGAAACTTAGTCTTATCTGTCTTGTCTACTAAACCAGTACCTTCAACTTGCTGCCTGGCTTGTTGAATAGCAGCAGATGGATTAGCAGCAGCTTTCACAGTACCGAAACCAAATATCAATCCAGCAGCTAAGCCCGCTGATTGAGATAGCGTATCTAGAATACCCTCTGGTTTCTTAGTGAGAGAGTCCAAAGCATTGTTCTGGATAGGAGTATCAGGTCTCTTAGCTGTACCCTTCCAAATAGCGTATTCTTCAGGAGCAAGTGCTTCCTGCATGTACTTATCCAGCTTATCAACAGGCTGCTCAGGCGTACCTCCAGTAGCTTCAATGGCTTGGTTTGTCATTTGGTCAATGACATCTATTTTGGAAGCTACAGGGTCTTTTTCGATCTTACTGAGTAGCGTCTTGCCCTTCTTCTCAGTGTCACGAATCCTGTCAAATATCTGCCTGTCTTCTGGTGTAAGGTCTTGAATACCTTCGCCTTGTAAAGCAGCCGCAATCTGTACACCAGTATTAGCGGCTGCATTTACGCCACCTAAACCAGTACGCAAGAAGGCATCAATAGCACTGGTACCAATCTGAACCAAAGAACCAACAGCAGATGGATTAGCAGCTTCAGCGTCACTGAGAACTGCCCCTCCATCTGGATTCTTAGTTGACCCAAGTTCGTAATCTCTTCTACCTCTGGAATTATATTTGCTGTAGAAATCAGCATTTAGTAGAGGCGTATTCAATAAGTCACGAAGATCAGTACCATCCGCTAATTTGGTAGAAGACAGTACTCGATTGCCTGTAGTTGGATCATTACGTACATCACCAAGCTCTACTGAACCAACTAAACCACCATGCTCAGCAATGAGTCTGGCTCTTTCTTTGGCTGCATTCTGCCCAAGTGTGAAGATGTGCTCAGCGGTAACCTGCTCAGGAGAAATACCAAGGATACGAGCCGCTGCTTCACGCTGCTTCTGTCCCTTGTTACTGTTGAAGAAAGCTTCTTGTTGCTTCTTGCCACCATGAGGAACTTCCCATGTATCCAGTGCATACCCACGCTCAGTTGTATTGTTATACGTGTTCCTGATAGCTCTGGTGATGTTATCTCCATCTGAACTGGTAGCATCAACTAGTTTGGATTTGCCGTCAGGTGTCTTGACCTCTATGTACTCCTTCTTTGGATCAATATCCGTAACACCGCTGATCTGAGCCAAACGTTGTTCAGGAGTAAGTGGTGCTTCTTCAGGGGCAGGTTGTTGAGGATTCAGTGCTTCTACTGTTGTTTGCGCTCGCTGTGAGGCAATTTCAGCCTCTTGTTGTTTTGGGACTTGAACTGGTTGATCAGGAGAAGGACCACCAAAGATGTTGGTGTACTTATCCATTGCGGCGTTTACTCGCTGATCAGCAGTAGTCGATAGAGCTGACAACAGATCGTCTAGCTTACTCATTACGATCTCCAAAAGGTTATAGGCACAAAAAAGCCCGGATAGTCCGGGCTAGTGTAACGTAAATGAGTGTAGCTGCTGATTACTTTACTTCTTGGGCCAAAAACCCAAGCCGGTCTACGAGCTGACTCATAGCAGCAGTAGTACCGTAACTCACACGTCCCTTATACTGAGAGTCCAGAGTTGTAATATCACTGTCTAGTGCCTTGATCTTGGATCGAATAGATTCACAAAGGGCAGTGAATTCATCAGTCTTCTTAGTAGCTTTCTTGGTAGCCATATATATACTTGCCTCATAGTTACTTATTAAACAACGCCCGTGCAGCAGCTACTGTAGCAGGATCTACTTGTGGAGCACCAGATGCGCCTACATTAGCAGTAGCTGTATCAAGTAGCTTTAGAAACTCAGTAGTCCCTGCTACTGGATCAGATGGAAGGTTAGTGGTAGATCCTGCGGGGTTAAACCAATAAGGATCATTGATAGTAGATCCAATAGCTGAACCAACCTGATCTACTGTAGCTCCTCCATTAAGAGCAGCCATTACACCAGATACAAGAGAACCTGTTTTATCTGGATCAACCTTGGTTCCAGACAATCCATACACATCCTTAATTAGCTTTGTAGCATCTTCTTGTGTGTACTTCTTTTTAGCAGTTTTTCCACTGCCTCCTTTACTGCTTCCTTTCTTATTCAAGCCATTCAAATACGCAGTAAGTAACTGTGCCTCAGCTCTTGTGTCAGCTCCATATTTACTTGCAGCCGCACTTTGCCTTGCACCGTATTTCGCAGCATCAGCACGGATGCCAGCGGCTTCCAATGCAGCCCGTGCCCTAGCATTGGCAGCGTCCAGAGTGGCTCCTGTAGTCATCCTAGTACGTGCGTTCTGCCCTGCCTGCTTATACTGCTCTAGCTGTGCATCAAATGCTCTCTGAGCTTGATTTTCACGAGCTTTAGCTACTTGTGCACGTTGAGCATCTCTGGATACTTTGAAAGCATCTAGGGCACTTTTCAGGGCAGTTGGATCGGTAACACCTGAACCATATAAAGAAGCCAGTACTTGTCTTTCTTCTTGTGTTGCATCTCTGTTGAGTAGCTGTCCTGTTATCTTGGCTTGATCAATAGCAGCAGCATCTTGTTGACGTTGCCCTACCAATCCAGACAGCTTATCGAAGGCACCGCTGATCTGCTTCTGGCCTGCTAGTTGTAGAGCATTACTGGCTGCGTTATTAGCAGATGTAACTGTTCTCCATGTGATCGTCCCCATAAGAAAATACCTCTATTAGATAGGGCTACCATCTACCTTATTTCTGGCAACATAAGATTCCACAGCTTTAGCCAAATCTTGAGCATTTAAACCAGTGCCAGCTAATTTATTGTAGCCATACTTATCAATAGCCAGATTTGTAGTTGCTGCTTGATTTGCTAGATTTCTATTAGCTAAGCTCCTGTTAAAGTTAAATTGTTTTTTAGCTAATCCAAGATTCTTCAATCCAGCGTAGATATCAAAACCAGCCCCTAATGCCCCTAAACCAAACTTAGCAGTAGATAGGTTAGCTCCGAAGTTCTGAGCAGTCCCTAGTTTCTCAATAGCAGCCGCAAGTTGAGCTGATTGTTGTGGATCAGTAATTCCCCCTACAGCTCCTGATACAGGAGATAGCTGATTGGTAGGAGACAGAATGTCCGCTCCTTGAATGCCATTAAAGATGCCCATTACGCTTATACCTTGAGTGTTAAATTAAAGTCATACCACGACTGTATCATGGCGCTATCTATATCAAAGAGAGAAAAGATAGATGTAGTTTTGTGCAGGAATTCTTCTGCACTGGTATCAAAGTCTTGGTTTGAAACCAAATTCCTCCATCTACTGGTACTCAAGTATTCATTAATGTCAGGCATTTTGTCTTTGGCTTCCTTGATGAGTTCAATTCTTTCTTCGTATTTTTCCTCAAACTCTTCCATCGCCTCAAGGACTTCTTGTGTCTCTATTTGTGTGTATAGGTTAAATGTCTTAAATAGTGCTGTAGCAGCGGTAGCGATATCGGCAGTCAGTACCCCTTCTAATGAGCCAGTGCCTAAAAAGCTATCAGCCGCAATAGCAAGCAGTACAGCTAGTACGTAACCAATATCACCGAACTTGGCTACAAGGACCCTAGCAAGTTCTCCTACAGCGTACCCTGCAATAATAGTGATACTTAATGCGATAGCTACAGCAGCAGCTCCAGTAACACCTGTAGCAGCAGTTACGGCAGCTACAAGAGGAGCGTCCTGCCCGAGTGTAACAATCAAAGATGCAATAGCAGCAATTTTGACCAGATTGGAAAATTGCTTGGTTTGATACCACTTAACCTTAACCTTCTGGGTGGCATACATGATCATATGCCATGATGAATACACAGCTATGTCACGATCATATACGTTAAGACTTTGTGCTACTTCTACAGGGAAAGGAACGTAGTATCCGATGTCACCTGTACCAGTTTGCGTGTCATAGATACTGTATTGAGTATCTCCTGGATCTCTATAGATAAATCTAAATACGTAGTCTTTGGCCCATAGACGAATGGTCTTGTCATTCCATTTGAATGTAAGCTCAATGTATGAGTTCACATACTTCTTAATTTTACCGGGGTTATATTCATCAGATATATCTGAATACAGCGCTGTTCCAGGAACAGTGAATGTAATTGGATCGCTGACTACTTTGAAACCAGTAGCAGTTCCTGCTGGTACTTCCCTTGCTCCTATGCTGTTAAAGGACAACTGCCACCCATACTCAGATTGGGTGCCAGCGGTCGTAGTATCAAGATTAGTAACTCCCCCTAACTTGTACTTTCTTCTAAAATCAAGGTCATAAATCTGATCATCAGTAAGCCCATGCCCAGTGACAGGATAGTTATCTACAAATATTGCATTGGAACTGAACTCCTCCATGATACGTAGAAAAGCCATACCAGCAGCAGTTAATAGCCTGTCATCTTTAAGTGAGTTTAGCTCTAGCACAGGCATCATCCATGCTGTCTCTATAGTTACACCTGCATCAAGCTGATCCAGAACAGCGTCATGTAACGGCTTGGTTTTGATTTTCGTTATAGATTCAAACTGCTGGATGTAGTCTTTGGTTTCTATATATGTAGAAGCTTCTTGCTGCCTGATAACGATAGGAGTATTCCAAGGTATCTTGTAAGTTCTAAGCTCAGTAGGAAGCATCCTTGCAGCTATATCAGGTGCTTTGATGTATCTGATGTATGGATCATTAAAATCCAAATCGACATGTCCCTGACCAGCAATGCCAGTAGTGAACGTGAAATCAAATGAGATTGTCTTGGCTATTGAATCAATGTCTAGATTATTAATTTGTACTCCAGGCCATGTAACAGGCAAGCGGTTACTTGGACGGTATTCGCGTCTCACATAATTGGCCAGAATAGCTTGCTTACTTATTGGTGTATTATCGAAATAGGTATTCGAGTACTCAGCCTTTCCAGAAGCACGAGGTGCAGTCCATAAGCGTCTTAGCTTACTTGTAGGAGAAGCCATTGCCCATGCTCTAACTATCTCATTAGCAGTTGCATGATTGCTTATTCCACTAATGAGATAGTCTTTGTATGGCTCTTTAGAGGATAGGGCATCCAGATCATATAGGGAGGATGTACTTAACCCAAAGAACGTTAATGTAGGCACAAGTACACCCTCTCAGTGGATTATGCTCTCACAGTAGCGAGTGCAGCCAATGCAGCAGTAAGTTCTGCATCTGTAAAAGCATTATTCTTCAAGCCAGTAGCGGCAATAGTAGTACCTGCTAAATCCAGTACTGGTTTAGCTCCCTTCACTTTTGCATCCTTAACGTATCCATTCTTTTGTTCTTCATACAAAGCAGATTGTCTACCAAGAATAGAGGTAGCATTAAATGCTGTTCCATCCGTTTGTCCCCTCTCAGTAATAACTCTTTGTTTCAACAATTCTACCTCTTCAGTCATTCTATTGACTTGCTCAGCCATCAACTTGACCTTCTCAATAGACTCAGCCACTTGCTGAATCATTACCAGTCTCTGCTGTTCTTTGATGTCCAGCTCTTTCTGAGACAAGGCAATCTCAGCGTCTGCTTGTTGTAGCTTCTTGTCCATTAGCTGAGTTTCTTTCTGAGCCGCCGGAATACGAGCCAAAGTTAAATCCTTATCAGCCAATGTAGCGGCTGTCTTGGCTCTCAATAGCGCTGCTTCTTCTGCGAGATTCTCACTCTTTTTCTTCTCAGATTCTACTTGAGCATCTGCCAATGCTTTCTGTAGTACATACGTAGACGCAGTATCCATTGACTTAGTGAGAAGCTGGGCAACGATAGCAGCATAATCCTTCTGGATTATTCTCTGTGCCTTATACTCCTCCTTGAGAAATTCCAGAGAGCCACGGATAACGACATCCATGACCCCTGTGCCTTGGGTATCAATCTGCGATAGTTGACTTGTAAATGGATCAGCATTAGCCATAAGAATTACCCTTCGCTAGCTATATCATCAGCTTCTTTCAACACTTCCTGTGCCTTCTTTAATTTCTCAGCTTCTTCAGGAGTAAGTGGTGGAAGATCAACGATACTGAATGATTTGACGATTTTGGTCTTTGGTGGGTTGGTTTCTGTAAGTACGGTATGAGTGCGTTCCTTGAGAACGTTATAAACCAACTCAGTAACATGCCAAGGTACATCAAATGGTACTACATACCGTTGAGTACTGACATAGCTGTTGCCTACTTGAACTGTGTAGTTACGACGTTCTTGCTGTATGAGCTGTGGATCATGGCAGGTAACCTGAACGCGTCTCAAAGCACTAGCTTCCCTATCTTTGATAGCACGCATACGAGCAACATCAGAACCAACAGGAGCAGCATCAGGGGAGTCATATACAGGAGTTTGCTTATCATGCTGAGCGTCTTTAATAGCTTGAGCCATAAGAGCAGCAGCTTCTCGTACATCGACAACAGTTGGTTGCTTAGCACTGGCTTGGGGTGCTTCTTCTGCTTCTGGAATAGGTGTAGACGTATTTTCTTCTGGTGCCTTAATGTCACCTGCTGGGTAGCCATGCTTCATTAAAAATTCATGCATAGCATTGATGCCATACTTTCCAATATACATGTCTTGCAGTTTTTCCATGGAGTAATTACCACGGGTAATAACTCCTGCATCACGTAATTCATTTTGAAGAAGTTTTCTGAGTTTCTGCTTGGTCATGGGTTTACCTCATACGCATAAAAAAAGGGACTACCGAAGCAGTCCCTTATAAGTGTAGCAAGTAAGTCAGTGACTTACAGCTCTGCTACTGTTTTGATCATGGCAATCCACTCAGGACGCATAGCTAAATAGCCATACCACCATTGCAAAGATTCAATTCCCTGCTTGCCATAAGGATCGTTACGATCCATAGTTTCCATACCAGGCTTCTTAGTCATACGTAGCCATTTAGAACCAACAGAACCGCCATTCGCACCATAAAAGCCAATTTCAGCAAAGGCACCCGGAGCAACGGAGATCATCGGATAGATGTTGTATTTGCCGTTGGTTTCACGATAGCCAGCATTGCCACCATTGGAACCTACTGCTTTACCAGCACCATCCCAGTACAGCATAGAAGGTACTTCAACAATACGATATGGTCCGACAGCACCAATCTCACCTTTCAAGCCAGTAGTATTGCCACCATATTTCTCAACACCAATAAAGGCACGATCTCCAAAAGAGTCCTTCATCTTACGCAACATGGGCACCAGTTCAGAACCAACCAGCAGTACACGTGCATTCTGAACAGTACGGGTGTCTACCCTACGTGTGCCGTAGATAGCTGAAATCTTCTTTGGAGTCCTTACTGCATTCTGATCCATATCCAGCCGCATCAGGTCTTCGTAAGTGACAGCAGATTTCACATCACCTGTTTCGCCAGTCATAGTGGCAGTAGATACAGCATCACCGCAATAACGAACCAAACCAGCAGAATTCAGGATATCTAGTTGAAGGAGAGTTTCCTTGATTTCCATTCCTGCACGTAGCATCTCACGTTCCCAGTGAGCTTGCAGTTCACGGTCTGTATCAAAGTCAACAGAATCAGCAGTCCATTCACGGAAGATACCTACATTACGCAGAGTGGATTCGATCTTATGGCGAGTAGTGCCAACACGATTCACACGTCCACCAGTTTCGCCGATGTACGGGATCTTTTGGGTAACGTTACCTACGCTGCGAGAAGATGCCCACAAATTACCAGTGGCCGGTACATCAGGACTTACAGAGACAACCCATACAGGGTTGAACTTAGTGTTATCGGTTACTTCAGCAACGGTAGTGTCGTAGTCAGTATTGAATACACCGAGTTGCTTAAAGATATTGACTGCATCCGCTTTTGCATTAGCTAGTGCAGTAGCAGCATCCGGACCCTCACCAACAGCATAGTGAGTGGCCTGTGTCTCTGAACGAAGGCGATTGTGGATAGCGTAGGTAGCAGTATTACCGGCAGCTACAATAGTGATTGTAACTTTACGATTAGTAGTCAATCCATTGGCATCAATACCCTCAGAAGTGAGGTTCTGATCAGAGATAATAGGATGGATAACATCCTGACTAATCTTCTTACCATAGTGTTTCGGCATCACCTCACGGGTAGAGAATTGACCGAAAAACTCATTTTGCATAGCGTCAACCAACGCTCTGCGCTTGTACCAACGGACAAACTCCTGCTCACCCATCGTCGATGGATTGGTATGAGGAGCGTTATACTTCATTACCATTTACTTCACCCTTCCGGTTATATGTAGAAATCAATAGCGAGGATGTCTTCATCTGACAATGAATCCAAATCCACCGAGCCTTCATTAGCATCATCCTTCCTTCCTTTACCAGAAGTTACGGAAGAAGATGCATCAGCAGCTTCACTTGCTGCTTTACTTTTATCATTGGTACTTACTGTTTTATCAACTTTTTCTTTTTTATTTGTAGCAGTATTGGAAGTACTTATATCAGGTACTGACTCCATTACTTTCTGAACCATGGCTTGGTATGCCTGTAGCTGGGTCATTCCTTGCAAATTACCTTGCATCTTCTCTTTCAGAACCAATCCTTGAATTTGGTTATATACGCCACTCTTAATGTGATCATGTAGTACACGGATATCTTCTGGATTCTCTTCTAGCAATGCTTTATCAGCCTGATCCAGACCACGGAGTACATCAGCAGTCTTGTTAAACTCATTGTCAGCAGCAAGTTCATTAAGTACTTCACCTACTGCCAGTTGTTTCTTATCAACACTATAGTCATCTGGCTTGTACTCAGTATCTTTCTCAGTAAGCTCTTCAATATCCTCAATACTCAATTCATTCTGCTTGAGAAGCTCAACAATAGCTTCTGGCTTACCTTTAGCAGCTTCAATAAGCAGGTTCACCTGCGCTTGATCTTTAATTCCCTGCTCTTCCAGTGTATGCGCCAAAGATAACTTATCTTGTGATTTCTCATACTTCTGCTGTGCTTGAATTCCTTTCTCGATAAGTATCCTAGCTTCTTCAACATCTTTGATAGGCACCTCAGTACCATTGATATTAACCTTTAATAAAAGGTCTCCATCGTCATCTTCATCAGGCCCATTACTGGAAGAATCATCATTAGAGCTGCTAGTGTCAACAGTATCGTTAACGTCGCTATCACCAGCTTCTCCATCAGATTCTTCGTCTTCTTCTGGCTTAACATCATCCTGCTTCTCAGAGCTGTCATCTACAGTCTCCTCCTTAATTGTCTCCTGCTCTTCATCAACTGGATTTTCTTCTTGCTTAGATGCTGCACTAAATGCTTCATCCATAGCTAAAATTTCTTCATCAGACATATTGTCCAATGGGGTAGCTACTTCTTCATCTTGAGTTTGCTCTTGGGCTTCATTCTCATTCATCATCAATCCTCACTAGGTTGGGTTAGTTGACTTACTTCTTCTTGTAAGTCAGGTATAGCTTCACTTGCATTAACACCATCATTTAATACAGTGTCAATCCACAAAGCCAAAGCAGCAGCCCCATTCAGAACCAATTCATGTGGAGTCGGGTCTTTAGCTGTGATTCGCTGTCTATTAGCTTGGATTACATCTCGAAGAAGATACCCTTCCTCGATCAACTCAACCCACTCAGGAGAGTCCATAAGCCTTTGTAGCTTACGTGCTCTATCCATTGCGTGTCTGAGTTGTTGAAGTGTATCTACTGCTTCTTGTTCAGGCGTCATTTACTCTTACCTTGGGCTGGTTTTGGTTTAGCAGACTCTTTAAGCAATTCCAGTTTACCTTTAAGAGCTGCTAGCTGAATATTGCTCTGAGCTTGAATTGAAGCCAACTCTTTCTCTCTCTCATGGTTAGTACCAGATTCTTCTTCCACATACTCAAGAGCAGCTTTATCAGCCTCAGCCTCAAGCTTACGAGCATGTGACTGTTCTTTCTGAGCCTGTGCTTGGTAGTTCTGTCCTCTGGCTTGATTTTCCATAGCTTGTGACTGAAGTTCTGTAATCTGAGCTTTAAGCAACTCAATCTCAAGCTGCTGTCTTTCAATCTCAAGAGGATCAGGCTGTGGCTCATACTGTTCTACAATGTCAGCAAAGTCGTCCTGATTCTGCAATCTCAGCAACTGTCCCCATATAAGCTGAACCAGTTTTGGATCACTGTTATTACCTACTGTTTGTAATATGAAAGCCAACCTATCTGCATCTGCTTGGTCTTGTTCAGGAGTACGTACACTCACAGTCAAATCCATTTCATGCATACCTGCTGGTTCTGCTGGTACGTATGGCTGCCCTGTAATGCGCTCTACTTCATCAGGAGTGTGGTAAGCCAAGCACATCATGCTGACCTTTTTGAAGGCATCAGACAAGCATTCAGCAAGTCTCCTGAGAATACCTGATTCACGCTTTGAAGCTGCATCCATGGCTCTCTCGCCATTACTGGCTACATCCCCAACAGAAGTAGAATTAATACCTTGTCCGAATGTCTTAACGCCTGTGAGAGCTTCTGCGTAGTTACTTTCACGATCCAATAGAACCAATGGGGTTTGGCTTACTTCAGGGAACTGATGAATATACACAGCATCCTCTGGGTTGACTCCTTCACGAGTCATGTAGTCCTCACCCCTCTCAAACTTCCTACGTTCAGTAGGAGACAATGCTTGTGCTCTGAGGCCTCTTTGTCCTGCGGCTGACTTACCAAGGGTATCCAATACACCTCTCATTAATGCACCGTTAATGAGCTGACTGTCACGTAATAATTCAGCATCAGCCTCCCCATAGTTACTATCTGGATCAGGCATGTATTGTGCAAATGAGAATGGGTAGAAACCATCTGGAAATGGATTCTTACGGAGCTTAATCATTACTCCACCTACATAGGAAGCAATAATAGGAACCAATGAACCATCATCATTAATGTCCCACTTGCCCCAATATTCAGTAACCCACACTTGGTTATTAGAAGAGTTGGTATATGTGGCTACACCTTCATTGATAGCCGATGCCCTAGCTATTTTCACAGCCTCCAGATTCTTGTATCCACGCTTTCTTAAATCATCCAAATTACTTAGATAGTCATAAGCAATGAATTGAGCTTTGTCGTAATCTCCCATAGCATCTGGGTCAACCCGGATACGCTCAATAGGGATGACTTCAAGAACTGGATGATTCTTGGTAACGACCATCTCTTCTTGCTCTATCTCTCCAATAGGCTCTCCTGTAGCCCCAAGTACAACCTTCTGTACCTTCTGTTTGGTTTCCTCTCTAACCCAGCCAGAACGAATACAGAGAGTTGCTTCATTAACATACCTACGTACTGCTTTGTCAATAAAAGCAACTCTTCGAATATTCCTATTGAGATGGTAGTTAACTACTTCTGATTGTTGGCGAGCCAAGGCTATATCTTCAACACCATTGGCTTTAATGCTAGCTAACTTCTTGGAAGCATGCAGTGGCTCAGCAAGTGAAGAGTATCTCCATTCAGCGTGGATACGGGCTAACTTGGGAACAGTAGTAGAGTGTTGCTTGTTATTGCACTTCTTTATTTTGTACTTCCCAGTTGCATGCCTCAGATCTTTCCAATCATCAATGCGTTTTTTATTGCTGTGGTACTCACTACTGGAAGAATTGAGAACATTAGATAAGTCTTCTGGTGTAGGTGGGTTCTTCCACTTAGGCTGCAACTTCTCAATTCTTGGATCATCACCATGATCGATATATTCAGACATTCGAGGACACCATCTGTATAGGTAAGTTAAGTGGTAGGATACCACTCCTTTTAACTACGAGGTACTAAACTACATGTTTGAAGAAAACCCACCTATGCCTGTTGTGCAAGGCGTATCAACCCTAACACCGGCAGTAATTGACAAACTCAACAGAGCCATAAAGAAAACATATGATGAAGTGATTCAAGCCAATGAAGAGCATGAGTACCCTCTTCTATCGTTCCGTTCGGTGTATCTATCTATAAGAATTGGTTCCTTAATTGCTCTATTGGAGGAAGCAGGATATAAGCCATCAATATCCTCCACGGAGATTTCGGAATACCATGAACACACTTATAAAGCTCATTACGCTACTGCTGCTGCTAAGTATGACGGCAGAATCACAAGCAGAACTATTCCCATTAAGGGTTGAACGGGTCTATCATCAATCTGATAGGAGTACTGCATATGGTACTTACTATAAGTACAAGGATGCCTGGTATTCTGCATATCACGTACTCAAAGCTCAAGAATACACATTTCCAAGTATCATCCCAAAAGGCTATGTAGTAGAAATCCTCGGAAATGACATTGTGCGCTTCGCTGATCCAAACGATCACATACAGGAGGGTGACTTTCCTGAACCAGTAATAGGACAAAAGATACACATCATGGGCTATCCAGAAGGCTCTCATTGTGTTGTACACCGCACAGGGAAAGTGTATGTAGATAGGGATATAAGCCAAGGTACTTGGATCATTCAATTGGACGGGGAGCCAGTAGTAAGTGGCATGAGTGGCTCACCAGTATTTGGAGTGTTCAATGGAAAGTGGGTACCTATCGGTGTACTCACAACTCAAAATAGCCCTATGGGAAACCATCACTATGCTGACTTCCAACAGTTAGCCCAACCCAAACCAAAAGGAAACAACAATGAACTACAGCAATTTCGTAAATGATAAATTCATGATTCCTGCTCATGATGCTACAGACAAAGAGAAAGCCATCCTACATGCAGTTATGGGCGTTGCTACAGAGTCCCATGAATTGCTTGAATCAGTAAGCATCTATAACTCACTTGAAGAACTTGGTGATCTGTTCTTCTATACACAAGCAGTTCACAACACAATTTATGGAGATGATAGTAGCGCAATTGATGCAATATCTGAGTGGGATACTGAAGCCACTAAAGAAACCAATACATCGCTACAAGGGTACGCAATTGATCTATTGGATATGGTCAAAAAAGCACATCTAAAACCAAACTGGGTTGAATACTTAGTTACTTCAACCGATTTCACTGAGAAGCTTCAACTATTAGTTATTGAAAGTATCCGTGTATTTACACGTAGCGTAGTAATGAATCTAAATGATCTAGCGGAGTTTATTAATGATATTGACTCCGGGGAGAAAGATCATTCAATACTTGAAATATATAACGAAGATATAAATATCCTTCGTTGGTTTAATAAATATGATGAGGAAAAGATACTTTCACATGAATTTGCTATAGAACTTAGTAAGAGGATCATTAATGCTAATGTAGCCAAACTGAGTTACAGAATGAAAGAAAATAATTATGCCAACACTGTTGAGGAAAAGGCGCGCACGCGAACTATTGAGCGTGATGTCTTTGCTAATAATTTTATTAACGGGGCAGTGGAAGCATAGTGTAGATATTATTGTCTTTGTGTGGCTATGGCCTGTAGTCCTCCTTCCATGGAAAAACTACTCCCAACTGGTGCTCTCCTTGCTACCAGTTGGAAGTTGGTTGTTTGTCATTGTCGATATACGTAGTGAATTAGATAACTAGGTATTACTAGCAAACTCAATATGAGGGAGGTCAACTAATGGACTCCTACCCTTCGCACTCCTGAACCTTTTCACATAGGCTTTGTGCTCATCCAGAAGTTTCTCTGGATTGAGCTTATCCAGCCTCCTGTCCCATACTCCTCCCCACCGCATCTTACCCAACACATCGAAGTATTCAGCGGCGTACCAGATGCCCTTCATGCACTCGCAGAGTTGCTCGAAGTTGTATCCGTTGTCTTTCCCTCTTGATACGTATATGTCAACTGCCTCGCCGTCTAAGTGTCTAGATTTCATAGTCCTAGACTTCCCTTGACGATAGAGCTGCTTCTGCCTCTCTAGTGTCCTCTTGCCTTCACTAACACCGAAGTCCAAAGTGCTATAGCGCATCCCAAGAACAACCACCTCAACCAATCTTGGCTTCACTCCAATTAGCCGATTGTGTGTCGTCTTACCGGGGAAATGATCGTACAGCTTACGTGTATGCGGCTTCATCTCAATACCCCCTATCTACGTTGAACCCAATGAACCTACGGTCACCCTTCAAGGTGAACTGTCCATGCCGCGCTGTGGCTTCAGACCAGTCGCCATCAGGTGACGTGCCCTTTGGAGGCAGGCCGGGGTCAGTCCAGTTACCAATAGCCAGTAACTTGTCTTTTAGATCAGGATACAAATACGACCAGCTACCCATGATGAAAGCAGGAGACCACCTTGATCTGTTTCCTGAGCTATCTGAGCCAGTCTGGAAGTCCAGAATGTACGTAGCATCTCCACCATGCCCTACTGCATAGAGAGTGGTTTTCCTCGTGACAATATCAATGATGCGCTGGATCGCCTTCTTCAAGCTCTTTGGCTGAGTGGAAGTAGTATTCCTACTGGGATCAGCGTTATGGACTGCCCCACCAGTGGTCTCCATCGTGAGTAATGACGTATCACCAGATAGCGCCAGAGCGTCAGCAGCGCGCACCAAACCATCGACAGCTACTATTGGGTAGGTGATACCGTTATTGCCAGTATCCTGGTAGTTCCTGACCATATCCTGCATATCGCAGGCATCTCCCTGAAGGTAATACTTGAGGAATAAGAAGAACAACTTCTTCACATCAGCCAGGGTCTGAGTATCCCCCACGATCTGGGCACCAGCAGCACCAGTACCAAACGACATTAACTGACGGTTCTCCATCCCACCAGCACCAGTCCAAGCCATCTTAGGGCCACCTTCGTACAGATAGCCTCCTGCAAACTGATCGTAGTAGTTGGTGCCTGTACGTTGTATGAGTGTGCTTGGCATAGCATCAGTAGTATCAGCTCGCCAATTCCCATCGGAATAGTTCTTTTGAACTAGTCTTGCTGGCCAAGCCACGCACCATCTAGCCATATTGCGAATATAGGTATCAATGGTGGTTCTATCCGCAGCAGATGCATAAGGCCTAGCATACCGCCAAGCCTCGATCTGCCTACTTGCCCACATTGCTACATCAAGCCGATTAGCGTCACCATTGAGGTAGCCGTCTGACATCCACGTGGATGTATTGCTGAAATCCAAGACAGAGTTACCAGCATCTACCTTGAGGTAGTTGATAACTTTGTCCATGTACGGCTGCCCCGTGGAGTTCCCCTTACCGAGCAGCATGCTCCCGGCGATAGCGCAATCAACGATAGTAGCGCCCCACTGGAAAGCTTGCTTTATGGAGACTGGATTAGCAGAGCCTCGATATGGAGAAGTGTCGTCCTGCACAGCAGATGGATTCCAGTGGGCATCTTCAGCAGTCTCGTTGCTAAACCAAGATTGGCCATTCAAGAACTTGTCAGCATCAGCTTGCAGATCAGTCCACCCATACGCTGGAACATTGGCTTTCATGGATTCCAGTCTTAGATCGCCGATGATCACCGTAGGCGTGGCTTGTGCTGTGCCTGACTTGGCTCCGTCGGTAACAGTTCCCCGAGCATAGTATCTACCTGGTGAGACATCAGTACTTGCTTCAAGCCAAACACCTAAAGCAGAAGGAGTTACATTGAACTCCTTTACGAATCCTTGGTCTGAGTAGATGGATATGGTCACAGTAATAGATGACGGAGCTGGGTTATCAGAGTCTGTCACCTTGTAAGGTATTTTAATGATAGCCATTAGATACTTTCCACTTTAAATTAAGTAACAAGTACATAGTCAAATGCACCTATTACCGCGTTGCTGCCAGCAGCGAAAACTTGTACAGCACCATCTACAGGTATCGGAGCGACAGCAGCAGATGCTATAAGCTCCTCATCCAGATGCAAGGAGAGGTTGCTACCGTCGTATTCGACTTCTGCTGTGTACCACACACCTGCCTGAATTTTTCCAGGCGCCGATTCTACAACGGTAAAATTTGTCCCATGCCCAGCGGCTATGCGCCCGTCTGAAAATACGCTCAGGTGATGTGAAAATATTTGATTAGAACTCACCAAGTTACCACGTGAACTCGGCATAGTTTCAATCGTAAAATGAATCACTTTTTTATAAGCGTCGCCAACACGTATTACCGCGTCAGTACGAAGCCCTCCGCCACCAGAAAATACGTTGTAGTACTTGTACCATCCGTGCTCACTGGTACTTAAATCGGGGTACACCACTGAAGTTGGTACGTTGCCAGTGACTTCGTTCGTGGGCTTATCCCTTACCCCAACTATCGCTAGTTTAGGAGCTTCAGACATAGTCCTAAACTGTACAGGCAAAGGCTGTGTCTCAACGCCGTTAATTACTCCGTACACAAATGCCGAATACGAAGTATCTGGAGATAAACCGCTGATACTCAACTCACCGTTACTGCTCACGGACTGCATGTCAGTACCATTATTACTATAACGCACGATATAAGAATCGACATCAAATCCAGCAGCAACTACTATGCGCGCGCTCGTGGTAAATGAAATAGCGTGAGCAGCTTCCAATCTACGCCGGCCAAGAAAAGCCCGGTAGTATCTGTCGGCCAAAACACGCTGTGCCTTATAGGAGAAATGTATCTCCTCAGACCGCATGTACTTAGTCAATAACGGGTAGTCAGCAGCGTCCACCAAGGTAGTGTTTGGAACCCGTGATGGAGTTCCTCTGATAATGGTATCGATATCCCGCCCCGATTGATTATTTTCAAGCCACAAAGGGGACAGTGTACCAAGCAAGAACGGGACATCAGGAACACCGATATCAGAGCGCATGTCGGCAATCATGGCGTCAAGTTGACTCTGATATTGGGCGTTACCAACATCGGACTCCCCTTGATGCCACAGTACCCCAGCTAAAAAAGCATCAGGATGATGTGCCAATGCAATAGCTACTCTGGCTATCGTATCTTGATACAAGTTTCCACCTTTTCGCCACGCGCCAGATTTGAGAGAAGTAGACCCAACACCAGTGGGTACAAGAATCACATCATGCGTGGGGTTGTCTGTAGCGTATTTGCTAGCAAACAACGCACCGAATCCAGCGCGGTCAGAAGTCGCACTAGAGAAGTCAAGCGGAAGAGATGCTACAGGGACAACAGTCCCATCATTGGCCCCGCCACGGGCGACTTGGTACAAACGATCTAACGGTGCTGTAGTGGGTACGTCATTTTTACCAAAATGCGTATTCGACTGCCCGGCAATGACAAACACTGCGACTTTATATGGACTATTAGCTACACCAGATACTTCTGCGGCAAACGCATTGTCGCCGCAGGAGATTTTGTACATAAACGAGAAAGCACTCATTTTAGTACCCCGGAAATGAATGATCGGTACCCTCAAGTACACCAGTAGCACCCACTTGAAGTCCGGTGCCTGCTGGCTCCACTTTTATCGGGAACGATGTCAGACGGGCGGCGTATATAGTCCCTGCGAATTTGCAGTACAGCAATACACCAGCAAGCTTACTCGTTGTTGGCGTACCGACGATCTTATTAGCAGCGGTGTCAACAGACAGGCCTGGTGGCAAAGAGGCACCGCTCAGCTCGAACGCCCTCCCAGCGGGATCATTAATAAATGAAGCCGCCGGAGGTAGCGGGTAATCTACTGGGACGCCTACCTCGCATACTAGATAAGGGACATTAACTGAGTTATTCAGAGTAACCATGGCAGTATTCAGCGGGTTATTGCTATCAGCTTGATCATATACAGTCCAACCAAACCACGCCCCAACACTGGCTCCATTAGCACAGCTACCAGTATCTTTGAATAATACGCCGTTTCCATAAGTGTTAGAAGACGTCGGAGTCCCTGAAAACGTTCTGGTCGTCTTATCAAAGCTAATACCGGAAGGCATCCCTACTGACAAAAAGAACGACACCGGATCATTCTCTGGATCAGAGAACGAAGACGTAGGTATCTGATAGCTAAATGCGGCCCCCTTTTCAATGAGAAAATCAGGCAGCTTGGATTCCAACTGAGCAGGCTTATTGGCCTCTTTAGTGATGTTGAATACCTGCGATGTGCTCAAGTTCCCATCTGATACCGTAAGTTTGACAGCATAAGATGCAGTAGTTGAGCCTGATACGCCATTGAATGAAATATCAGTAACCAGCAAAGTATTATCAGCGATAGTCACTGACCCATTTGGCGAAACGTCTTCCCATAAGTAGGTAACAGTATCGCTATTAGGGTCAGTGACAGTGATACCAAAATCAGCCGTGGACATAGTACACGTTGTCTTTGTGACACTGCTAGCCGCTGAGGTTATTACTGGCGCGCTGTTGCTAATCTGTCCAGTAACAATGGCTGTATCAACCACTGTTCCGTTGCATTTGATGTTGTACTCAAATGAAAATGGCATAACAAAAAACTCCTAAAATTACTGCACAGTGATTGTTGCTACACCCGTAATCGGGTCAATAGTTACGCTACAATTGGTTTCAGATCCAGGCACCAGTTCGTAGGTCGTCGTACCTTGACTACAGGGTGTGTCATTGGCAGCTAAGTCATATGTGAATGTCTCGCCAGGATTCTTAGTGCCCACGTTATCAGCTATAGCGATAGCGGTCGGAGTAGCAGCATTGACGGTGATGGTAAACGTAGTACTAGCAGTTCCTCCCTTACCATCAGAAGCGTTCACAGTAACGATGTTTGAACCAGTGGCGGTTGGTGTTCCTGCAATCCGCTTGTTAGTAGCGTCATAACTCAAGCCAGCAGGCAACCCAGTGACTGTGAATGTGACCGCATCCCCATCAGGATCATTCCCAACAAGAGGAATAGAGGTAATAGCAGTACCTTGAGTAAAGGTCTTATTGCCAATTGCCTGAATTACTGGATTATTGTTAGGAGCGGCTCCTGTAATGGTGACGAGTGCACTGATCGGGCTAGAGTACGATGTATCAGTAGCACCATCGTGCTTAACCCGCACTCTAGCAGTAAAGTTGCCGTTAGCAGAATATGTATGCTGCCTTTGTACCTGAGAACCAGCAGTCAGCCCTATATAGGTGTTCTTTGATCCATCCCCCCAATCAATTTCAGCAGTTAGCTTGGCTTGAGGCGATAAAATAGGAGAAGTCTTAGGAACAAAGCTAAAAGTAGCAATTGGACCAGTATTGGTAAATGACATGTCCTGAGCAGTACCGGGACTTACTGTTACTAATTCTACCTGCACTGTCTGCTTTGCACTGGCCCCGCTAGGATCAGTAGCTGTAATCTCCATTAAATAGCCACTATTCAGGCTGTTATTAAAGGTGATCGTATTGCCAGTTAGGGCTGCGCTGAACTTATCCCCAGTCAGTGAGTATGTCAACGCATCACCATCAGGGTCAAAAAACGCATTAGATGGGATAGTGAATGTCTTAGCCAGTCCTTTGAGTACTTGAATCTTTGGTATAGCTGAACCAACAACAGGAGCTTTGTTGGCAGGTGTAGTAGCGCTAACAGTGGCATTAAATGTCATCGTGCTCTGACCACCTTTGCCATCTGAACCAACTACAGTAATGGTGGAACTGCCTGTACCAGTGGGCGTACCAGTGATCTGCTTGTTGGTTGCATCATAAGTCAAACCAGCAGGTAAGCCAGATACCGTAAAGCTCACGGTATCACCGTCTGGATCGGTACCACTGATCTGAATTGGCGTAATAGCCTGCCCGGCTATAAACGTCTTATCAGGCACTTGTGTAATTGTAGGAGCAGAGTTTGCAGCAGTGTTGCCTGTGACTGTCACTGACTGGGACCAGACAGTAGTGTTGTTATCAGACTGCTTGTCATCAGCAGTGATCCGTAATGTATACGTACCATTAGTTGCGTAATTATGATTCTTGGTAACTACTTGAGAGTCATCAGCAGCAATTCCAATAATAGACTCATTAGCACTACCATCTCCCCACTCAACTGTTGCATCACACGCGCTTTGTTCAGCATCCCGTACACGGAACTTCAATACATAATCAACCATCTGTTCTTACCCCTCAAACCTGAAAACTCTTGAGTCCCAGTTTAGCAAGAATAGCTTGCCATCCCGGAGACGTTGCTTGGCCTTGATAATCCAAAATGCCCCATCCTTGCCCAGAGCCATTCTTAGCAATGATGGTGTAGACACAGTACAAGTCGATGCCTACATCGAAAGCATCTTGTAAATGCTGCTCAAATTTGGCTTGAAATCGAGCATCACGCATGACATCAGTTGTCCCCATGCCAGACCAGTTTCCCTCATAAACAAAGAACTTCTTGTTGCCCCATGCATCAGCAACATTAATTTTAAACCCCTGCCATGAGGACTTAGTGTCTGCCATGTAAGCATCAACATTATTAAACCAATCCGCGACACTTACTATCTGCCCGCCGTGGTACCCAGATATAGATACAGCGTCTATATCGCCCATGCCATTCATAGAATCAATCTGGGGCTTCAACACATTATTGAGCTGCCAATAGTCCTTATACTGAGCTTCTAATTTTTGCCAAGCCAAAACATTGACAGTATTTGGATAGGCTGATTTCCATGCCCTACCAGCCTCAATGACCCGTTTAGCGTAGTACCGATAGCCTGCTTGGTATTGGTTTGCTGGGTCTAAACCAGCTTCAATGCCTCTCTGACGGCACCAGTTGGTTTGCTGAAAATCAGGCTGATCATTCCAGCATTCATTTGAAAACTCATGAATACATGGCAATGTACCCATCACAGATTTAGCTCTCCGTGCCATCTCTGTAATGCCAGCATCATCCAGTAAATGGTATGAATGAAGCCAAGGAATAGCATTACACTCCTTGGCAATCATGCAGCAAACTTCAATAGGCAACCCATCTCCGTATCTGGCTTGATTTGCACCATCATGAGTATAAGTAGACTGTCTTGTATAGAAGCTATCTTCTGGCTTAGGAAGTGCAGTAATGGAGTCAACTACAGATGAGTTGGTACCCATTAGATCCATAAATCTGATAACGCCAAGCTGAGAGAATTTGGCTACAAAATCAGGGTGAGCTTTCAGTGGGTCATGTCCTTCTTTGTAAATACGGATTCCTGTGCATACTCCATGTATATCCACAGAAATAGACCCTTCTGGACCAGCACCTGATTGGATAGCCACAGTACCGCCGGTAGAAGGAACATTGACACCATTCACAGTCATACTCCCTGAGCCATCCCACTCAACGACATAAGTGCCTTTAGGAAACTCAGGGTAGGACACTCCAATAGCTGTACTGACAGTGCCTGTATTGGTTACTAATTCATCATTGCTATCCCATGTCTGTGTACCAGAGGAACCAAGAGGGCTTCTCCTTGGGTCTCTACAGGACTTCCAGATATTGGCCAGAGGCCACATCTTAGACCAATCAATATGAAATGTTGTGTTGCCTCCAATCCAAGAAGCAGTAACTACCTGCCCCGGAACCACAGTAACAGGATTAGTTTTCTGAACAGAACTTGCATTTGTACCGTCAGTAACAATTCCGTCAACTGTGTATGTACCGGCAGGAAGTACCTTGGATGCGTTGAGCCATTGGCCCAAAGCTGTAGGGGTTACATAAAACGTACTAACAATTGCTTGCGTACTGGCATCTCGTACAAGGAAATTAATACGAAGGCTACTAGCAGGACTGTCAGCGTCAGTAACACGGTATGGAATAATAAGAGTACCATCAGCCATCGTTAACCACCTGTTGGCGTGCCAAGTTCAAGAGTAGGTGCAGCATTGCTTACACCACCAGTTACGCCGCCACTAGCAGCTTGAACCACAGCAGTAAAGGTTTTGGATACAGCAGTAGTGCCGTCACTTACATTAAGCGTCAAGGCGTAAGTGCCTGCTACAGTCGGTAACGTCACAGTAGTATCAATAGACTGAGCATTGGAGAAATCTGTGTAACTCAATCCAGTACCCGGAGTCCATGAGTACGTTAACGTATCGCCATCTGCATCTGAGCCAACAATGCCAAATTCAGTCTTAGGCGTGATAACAGTACCGCCTGTTTTCGTTGTACTAGTACTAGTTGTAGCGATAACTGGTGGGGTATTAGTAGTACCGCCACCACCTGTATTAACAGGACCAAACTGATCCACAGTGATGATAGGTGGCGTATTAATAGCAGCAACAATGATGTTAAATGCCCTGCTGCCTTGCGCTCCTTGAGCATCTGTAGCTGTAACTGTAACTGTGTATGAACCGGCAGTAGTTGGAGTACCAGAAATCTCCAGCTTATTGAACAGCAGCTTCGGGGAAGCTGTCATCCCCGGTGGCAAGCCAGTAGCGGTGATACTGGTGATGCTATCCCCGTTTGGATCATTAACTTCAACGACAATTGGAGAAGTAGCAGGAGTAGCAGTACCTACTTTAGTGTTGACATCAGCACGAGACAGGACAATTGGGGGGATGTTGACAGTAGTGGATTTGACTACGGTCAAGTCCTTACTGGATGAAGAACCCTTGCTATCTGTAGCAGTCAGCCTAAACACATAGGTGCCACCAGAAAGAGGCGCATTAACTTTGATGCCAGAGCTAATACTAGTTGGATTAGAGAAGGTAACAGCACCAGAACTAGCAGGCTTAGACACAACACTCCACTGATAAGTAATAGTGTCTCCTTGTGGATCTGTAGCACTTGGCGTAACACCGATAACATTCCCTGCCTCATCAAATGCTGGAGTTCCTGTGAATGTAATGACAGGTGGATTATTTACATTAGGGGCAATAACAGTAGCATTGAACTGTACCTGTGCTGACCCACCTTTACTATCTGTAACCTGCACGGTAACAGGAACAGCATTCTGAGCTACAGTAGGCGTACCTGAAATTTGCTTGGTAGTCGGATTAAACGTAACACCAGCAGGAAGTCCAGTGACGGTATAAGTGAGAGTATCCCCATCTGGATCAGAAGCCAAAACAGCAAATGGAACAATACTTTGGTTTACAGGCCATACCTTATCTTGAATGGCTTGAATTGTTGGATTGTTATTTGCTGCCCCTGTGATAGTCCATTGTCCTTGGTGAATACCAATATTGTTCTGTGACTGTAAATCATCAGCAGTAATCTTATACGTATACGTACCAGCAGTAGCATATGTATGGCTCTTCTCATACAACTGCCCGTTGGACGGTACAGCAGGATCTATAAATGTCTGACCATCTCCCCAATCAATAGTCAGCTTGACTTGAGACTGTTCGTCATCAACGACATTAAATTTCAAAGTACCTGTAAGTGCCATTTTCTTAACCTCCGATAGCTTGTACATTAAGGATACGTGGAGGTGTATTCACAGGAACAGTAGCTGTACACCCAGCCTTTAATCCATCAATGATTGTCTTGAGGTTAGTGAGCTTCCATGTGGGAGGTGTCATCGTAACCCCAGTCAACGGATACTCAGAGTTATCATCTATAAGACTCTGAGCAATATATGTGTCTCCTGTAGGAGAACATACGGCCACTAGATCGCACTTCTTATACTTCTTACCAAGAACCCAGCCAGGGGCCAATTCTTGATTACACTTAATTCCAATAGGTTCACAAGAATGGTATGGAAGGTACGAACCAGTATGCTCATAACACCCAGTCTTAACAGACCCATGAATAGAATGTGGGTGGTTATATGGGTGTTGTAAAAGAGCTGATCCACGGAACAATCTTGGATCAGTATGGTAGAGCGCCTCTCTATGTACATTCCACCATCCTTCAGGATGGTTTAATGCACCGATATAAGTAGAATTTGTAACTGACATTATCTGTTTAACCCAAGGTAGTCATGTATGTGCTACCAAACCTAACCCAACTTAAAAGGAAATAAACTATGAAAGATACATCAAATAAATCAGGTCGATTGCTACTCGCACGCAACTTCCCATGGCCTACAACAAATCCAGATAAAACAGAAATCATGCTATGTCACGATGAAGATTCCCCAATGGCTGGAAGGTCTACGATACTTACATATGAAAAACTCACTTTTGCTAGGAATAGCCGTATATTCGTAACTATCAAGATAACTGATTTAAAAAAACAGGATACTGGCGAATGGATTATTACTGGCACTTCAGATCATGAAATTGAAGTGTCATATATTACTTCTGAGGATAACTCCATAGAATTTGCTGGCATGAAAATTGCAGCAATGGCTATACGTGGGGATAGTCGACAGCTTACATTAGCGTTTATTGGAGACAAGGGCATCAAGATTCGTAGGCTAGAGACTATGGATACATATGATGCAAGAGCATGGCGAAAAATAAGACATGCCATGTTAAATAAAGAGGCAGACGTATAGACCAGTACCCAACCCAAGAAAAGAACTAGCTACGCCTGCCTGCTACTCGTTACATACAGTAGCAGGAGGAATAATTCGGCAACTACTTAAATTAGCGCGTCCCATACAGCCCATGGATCATCGCAAGCATCACCGGTGAATCTGTGCACTGTAAGGGGCGCTTTTTTTTTTATTTCAATCGGATGATCGCCAGCAGTAACATCAACATCGCTGCTAGGAATGATTGTAGTACCCATTCCATTATAGAAATAGTCATCTGCTAAAAGCCCAAGATGAAAGAACAAAAT